GGAGGGGGGGGGGGGGGGGGGGGGGGGGGGGGGAAGACCCCCGACCTCCTCCAAATTCATAATACCCCTTCTGAACTGGATTTAATTTTTATAAAACGCTTGACATTTATCTTATTCTCATATAGATTATATATATGAAGCAATTCCTCATGTCCATCACGAAAGAAAAGTATGAAGTTCTTCGTGCCAAATCTAAGTCTGAGGGTATCTCAATTACAGAATTAATCAGGCGGTTAATTGATAGTTTTTTGAGTGATAATTCAGCCCGTCTTCTTAGTATAGTTATAGTACCGTTTTTGGGACTTCAAATATTCTGATGGGAGACAATTATTCCAAAAGCGAAAATGAGGTTATTGATAAATATTTGGAAGGAATTGGTTTAACTGCCTTCGGAGTATATTCCGTTTTAAAAAGACATATGAATAATAAATCAAGAGAATGTTTTCCCTCGATAGAGTTGATTGCAAAGAAATGTGGCTGCAATAGAAAGACGGTTATGAGGATGATTAAGGTCCTGGAGCTTAATAACCTCATAAGTGTAGACAGGAAAAAGAAACACCCGAATAATTATTATATAAATCATGTGTCAAGGGTTCATCTTGATACTTTCATTAAGCCGTTTATAGAAATGAATTGCCCTGTGTGTGATATTCCGGCAGTACACAGCAAAGATTCTATGGTATGCCCGAAGTGTCTGATGGATGTCGGGGGGTATGTTGAGGATGTGCTTGGCTTCCATTTCCCCGATGTCAGGTTAGAAGATATTTATGGAAAGTCCGATGAAAAAGAATTTACCCGTTCACAGGATTGCCCCGATTCTTATTATGAAAGGCTTCTTGTCGAGGGAGATCATTTTCCTACCTGTGAACCCTATGTTACAAAGGATGTTGTAATTGACTTTTATGGAAATAAATAATCTTTAAGGAGATCGTTATGAAAAAGCTATTATGTGCAGTAATATTGATAGGTATGTTTGTAGTGAGCTCTTCTCTTATGGACGCCCAATGCTACAGTAATTGTATGAACAATGGTGGTTCTCCAAGGATGTGCATCAGGATGTGTACGTTTTAATTTGTTTTTCTTGACAGACTCTACTAATTGATGTATATGATGATTAGCTACTACATCTTGTGTGGAGGTAAAAAAAGAAGTGCCTTCGGTTAAAAAGAATGAATCCCGCAACAAATATGTAAGTCGTGCCATACCCATATTAATGAAGGAAGGACTTTCTCAGGCACAGGCCGTTGGCAAAAGTGAAGGGCTTTACTCTGCAAAGTGGAAACAACCTAAAAAGAAAAAGGGGTAAAAATTATGGCTAAAAAATCAGGTAGCAAGAAAGGAAAACCCGGCGGCAAGGGTAAGGGTTGCAAATGATAAAAACCACACCTATCCGTAAATCATCGGTGAGTTTGAAAAAGATTTCTACCCCTACGATGCCTGGGTTGTCACAGGCTCCAATATCAAAGATAACAATTCCTAAGGTTAAGAAGCTGAAGGTCTGATGGTAGAATGGCTTCCCAACAAAGATTGCAATTACAAGAATAATTATGTGGCTATCTTTGATGCTATGTATGGGAAGAAAACATACAAGCATGAGGGGGAAGAACATCCGGTTACACCTCAGATTATCAATTCGTGGTATAGAGAACTCATTCTCACAGACTTATATTTTATACTTCAGTTCGTAATGGAAATCCCCCCTACAATAGATTATCCTGAATTTGGAATAACCAAGTGGCCTTTTTGCAACAGTCCATGGGTAGTCGAAAGATGCAAAGAGGTAGAAGATGGCCCTGAAGGTTGGTGCATGGATTTATGGGCCCGGGGTTCGTTCAAAAGTTCAATTAAAACCATAGCGAGAACCATACAAAGAATGGCTAAATATCCCAATAAATGCACAATGATTGCAAGCCATACACGCCCTGCCGCAAAGAAATTTCTTCGTTCAATCATGCAGTATGTGGAAAAATCAGAGATATTAAAGTTTGCCTTCCCCGATGTTTTCTGGAAAGACCCAAGATCACAGGCTCCAAAATACTCAGAGGATGACGGGATAGTTGTTCAACGTAGTTCGGTCGGAAGGGTTGAGGCAACCGTTGAAGCATGGGGGTTGAAAGAAGGTATGCCCATCGGTGTTCACTTTGATTGGATTCTGGTAGACGATTTGGAAACAAAGGACGATGTTAAGAACCCCGATGTAATTATGCAGGTGCGGGACGCTACGGACTTGACAGAGGATTTGCTGACAGGTGGCGGGAGCATAGACATTACCGGAACCCCGTACAGTCATGAAGGTGTTTATATTCCTTTCATTATGGATAAGGCAAGGGCAGACGGAAAGCCTGCTTTTACTTTTAGAAAGCATCCGGCTACAGATGACGGATTGCCTACCGGGAAGTCTGTATTCCTTCCCCAAGAAGTGCTTGATGACATCCGGGCAAGGAAAGGTCAATATTCGTTTTTATGCCAGCAGATTATTAACCCGACACCAATAGGGGTTAGAAAACTTGACGGCAATATGCTGAAAGATATTTCTCCTGATGACATTCCAAATAACCTTGTAAAGTTCCTTGTGGTTGACCCCGCGGGCGATGCGATAAATGATGAAGGTGACGCATGGGCACCAATGGTATTCGGTGTGTTGCCTTACATGGCAAGCCCCGAAGAGGCATCGGTTTATATCCTTGATGCCGTAATATCCCCTATGAGGGCAGAAGAAGCCCCCCTTGAAATAGCAAGGATGTTCAGACGCAATGGCATGATAATGCAAGTAGGCATAGAAAAAACAGCAGCTTCCCTTGTGGCAAACTATGTTTCAAATATTCTTGCTCAGGAACATCACATTTATTTATCAGAAGAAAGAAAAACACTGGTGATGCTCAAACCGGGAGGTAGGGAGAAACGCAGCAGGATTGAAAATGCTATCGCCTATCCTCTTTATAATGGATTGATGAAAATTTCTACCGGTATCCCCTCAGTTTATCGTGACAGGATTCGGGCAGAATTAGACAAGTTTCCATACTGGCATGATGATGCCCTTGATTCAATGGCATATTTGTACGACATGATAAAAGACTTTCATTTCGAGTGGCAGGAAGAAGAATATGAGGACAATGTAAGAGAAATAGGCCGGGGAAGGTCTAAAACTACAGGATATTAAATATGAATGGAAACTTAGAAATATCAGCAATGCAACCAGATCAAACGATGATGGCGTTTCCAGACAACGGAACCCCTGACGTTCCTGTACCTGTTGATATCCCCATTGAGATTGACATCCCCGATGAAAGAAATCTTTCCTTGTATATTAATAAAGATGAACTTTCTGTTATTGGTCAGGATGTTGTCAGGGAATTTAACGAAGATATTCAATCAAGAAGTGAGTTTGATAAAAGAAGGGCAACATGGAGAAAACTGTTCCTAACATACCTTGAGGAAAAGGAATACCCGTGGCCAAGTTGTAGCAATGTGTCCCTTCCGTTCGTGGTAGAAGCCTGTCTCCAATTTCAGGCAAGAGCTTACGAAGCGTTGATAGGCAAGGATATTGTCAAATGTTATACCCGTGATGGAACAATGAAGGATGCCGCAGAACGGGCATCTAAGTACATGAACTACCAACTTCGTTACGAGATGACAGAATGGGAAGAAGATATGGACAAACTTCTCATGGCCCTGCCTCTTGATGGAGTTGTTGTCAAAAAAACATATTATGATTCTTTTCTTGAAAGGCCGGTCAGCATGTTCCTCGATGTTGATGAGTTTGTCGTAAACTACAAATGCAGAAACATTGATGACCCGATGGCAAGAAAAACCCATATTCTATGGATGCACTGGAACGATATAAAAATTAGACAGGATACCAAGATATTTGTTGAACCTCCGAATGAATTAGATAAAACCGCGCAGTCTTACAAAGAAGATGGCAACATGCCGGAGACTCGTCAGGTCTTTGATGACGGAGAAGGGGTAAGTGAATCGGCGCCGGAGAACATAGGGCGGTTAAAATTACTTGAACAGCACAAATATCTCGATATAAATTATGATCCTGTTACAAGAAAGATTAAAAAATCAGATGGACTCATGCGTCCCTATGTAGTTACAGTTGACTTTAAAACTCAGCAGGTGCTCAGGATAGTTTCAAGGGTTATTAAGGAAAGAGAAACCGATGTATGGAATGTGGATAACTGCTTTACGGCATATACGTTCATTCCAAATCCATCCTCCTGGATGGGTATAGGGTTCGGGCAGTTTCTATCCCCTATGAATGAAGCTGCAAACACAGCAATAAACCAGTTGCTCGATGCAGGTCACTTAAATAATATGATGGCCGGGTTCGTAGCCAAGCGTTCCGGTATGAAAAAAGGTGATCTTGCTTTTGAGATGGGTGTATTCAAAGAAGTTGACATAATGATGGGAAGTTTGAAGGATTCTATCTACGAATTTAAGTTTAAACCCCCTTCAAACATCCTTTTTCAGTTGCTTGGTATGCTGCATGAATATTCAAAAGAGGTATCTACCGCAGCGGAGTGGATGAGTGGCAAACTTCCCCCTTCAGATACGGCAGCTACAACAATGCTTGCTATTATTGAGCAGGGGTTGAAGGTATTTTCTGTAATACAGAAACGTTGCCATAGAGCATTTGGTAAAGAGTTGAGAAAAATATTTGCAATAAATCGTCATTTTCTCAAAGAATCTGTGTATGCTCTTGTTCAGGATAAAACTTCAAGAGAATGGCAGTCAATAGAGTCAGGAAGGAAAGACTTCTCATCGAATATTGAAATTATCCCCGTATCAGACCCTAATATAACAAGCAGGGCAGAGAAACTTATCAAATCGCAGCAGGTTCTTGGTGAAGCGAAACAAAATCCATTAATGGCACAGAACCCTGAGTCACTATATTGGGCGACAAGGGAATACTTAGAAGCACTGGAAGCCACAAACATAGACGCTATGCTGAAAAAGCCTGAACCCCCTCCACCTCCCCCTGATATTCCACCTGAAGAGGAAAATGCCATGTTTATAAAAGATCAGATGCCGAAAGTTTTACCAAATCAGAACCACATGAGGCACTTGGCATTTCACGAAGGATTTATTGAAAGCCAGTGGGCGGTTGAATTGACCCCTAACGGGAAAAACAATTTTGATAGTCATTTGAGGGATCATAAAAGTTTTTTATATTTACAAGAAGAAAAACAACGGCAATTACAGGCAATACAGCAACAGCAACTTATGGAGGGGTCAAATGTTGGATATTGATCTTTTAACCCCCGATGATATTGATTCATGGAGACACCATGCTGTGACAGTATTATTTTACAGGGAATTAGGAAATATGGTAAAGGAAATTCAGGAATCTTATAAAACTCAGGTATCGGTTGACGCTTTGAGAAGCCTACAAGGCAGAGAGGCGCAGATGGAAAGGGTAATTGAGTTGTTGGAAAAGGGATTAACTATATAAATCAAAGGAGGTTTTGCATGTACCTACAGCCGAGAGGCGCGAGAGTAATAGTTAAAAGGAAAATTGTAAACAAGAGAGGTTCGTTATTCATCCCGACAAATTCACAGGAGATGAGATTCAATCTTGGAGAGGTTGAAATCTGCGGGCCTGATGTTTCCGAAGATATACAAAAAGGAGACCTCATCACATTCGGAAGATATGCCCCTGTAAATCTCGACAGAACGGAGATGGAAGAAGTGGGGTTAGCACTTGATAAAGACTGCGAATATTTACTTTTAAATGAAGATGATATCCTTTGCCATGTGCTTTCAGAGGATGCAGAAGAAACACGGGAGGTTGCATAAATGGATAACGAAGAAAGGGTTGAAAGCCCGCAGGAACCACAAGAATCGCCTGAAGTAGAGTTGATGACCGATGAGGAACATGAGGCGTTAGCCCCCGAAGAGAAGGACTTTCGTGACTTCGTGGGGGTTGATACAAAGGCCAAATCAAATCCGGCATGGGATAACAAACGATTCCGGCAGGTATACCGTAAAGCCAAAGATTCTGAAAGGAAGGCAGAAGAAAAAGACAAAGACTTCGAGATCCAAAACGAATTTGTCAAAAAGTTGATGGCTACTACGGGTAAAATTGCAGAATCGGCTGAGAAGATTGCCGAAACAACCACCTTACAAAAACAGAATGATTATCTGTCAGAAATAGAAACACTGGAAGCAAGCATTTCAGAGATGAAATCAAAACGCAAAGAGGCCAGATTGGTGGGCGAATGGGACATAGTTGATGATCTTGACGAAGGAATTGAAAAAGCAAAATCAAAGATAGTCAAAAAGACAGAGGCTATGGCACAACAACCAAAAGAAAAGAAAGCTGATAATGTTGTTGATTCAACTCTCCCGGCTGAGGTTGTAAAATTCAGCAAAGAGAATCCGTGGTTTGATTCGGCCAACAAAGACTTTGACCCGGTACTCTACGATGCTGCCGTGAAAAAAGACAATCAGCTTATGAGCCTGAATGAATGGAAGGGCAAATCACTGTCGGAACGATTCAAAGAGGTAAAAAAATATATGGAAAAACGTTTCCCTGAATTGAAAGAATCGGATACGCTAACCAACAAGCACATTGTTGAAGGGGTAGGAAGTGAATTTCCCGGAGGTACTAATGGGACTCCTTCTAAAACCAAACTATCCGATGAACAAAAGAGAGCAGCCCACAGGATGCTTGACCACATAGTTGGTTATGACAAAGCTGAAGATGCATACATTAAAGGAATGTAGGGGGACGATATGAGCAGAAAATTAGTAACGACTAAAGAAGAAATGGAAAGACGAGTAGCAAAAGCGAAGGCAACAAGGGAATCGAATATATTGAAAAGGTCGGTAGAAATGTCACAAGCCAATATGGGTTCACCAGAACCAGCAATAAACGAAGAAAAAATATTATTGCCTACTGAACCCGTAAAAGAACCGATAAAGGTTGAAACTCCGGTTCCTATTAAAAAGCATACTACCCCGTGGAAACCTGCACGAATACTTGATCTCCCTGCATCGTTAAGGAAACCAGGGATGAGGCCACGTTGGGTTAATAAAGATAAACTCGGCAACGTTCAGAAGAAACTTGCCGAAGGTTGGGAAATGGTAAAAGTTCCAGCCGCAAAAAAACAGGAGTTAGAGATGACCCTGCAAGATTCACTTGGAGTTGATGGAACCATTCAGATGAGAGAACTAATTCTTATGTGGATGCCGGAAGAAATGGCAGTCGAAAGAAACAAATATTATTCACAGCAAGGAAATGTTGACTCTACCCGTCTAAGGGAATCAATGAAGCAAAGTGTATCCTCTCATGGAGGACACCCCGCTGCAACAATTTATACACGGGAAGGAGAAAACAAAACTACATTTGGACAAATTGAAACATGATTAATAGGAGGTAACAATGGACACATACGCACCTTTTGGATTTATCCCGATAGGACACATCTCTGGTGGGGCAATTCCTCAGCCAAGAGAATATGTGGTTACTACGGGGCAGGTAATATACAAGGGAGACCCTGTTGTTCTTACAAATACAGGCACCGTAACCGTAGCTGCCGCTGGCGTTACTACAACCCACATCGGAGTAGCCGCTGAATATGTAACTGATGCAGCAAGTGCCGCTGGTAAGAAAATAAAGATTTTTGACGACCCAGGGATTATCTACAAAGTGGCAGTTGGCACCGGTATCACGGCATCGGCTCAGACCTACGTGTTTAACACGGCTGATATTATCACCTATGCCGTAGGATATGCAACTACGCTTACAAGTAGAATGGCTCTTAGCACTCTCGGGACCTCTTCATTGCCGTGGATTGTGCTTGGTCTGTATGAATCGCCTGACAACCATTGGGATGATACTTATCCTGTAGTGGTCGTAAAATACAACCAGCACGTGTTCCTTGCGCCGTATGCTGGATTATAGGAGGAAACTGAGATGACAAACGAAACTAATTTAAGTGAACTTGTATTCCCGGGACTCAAGGCAATATGGGGATTATCCTATCCTCAGTATAAGCCGGAATGGTCTCAGGTATTCCCTACCAAACCGACAAGTCAGCAGTATGAAAAGACTCTCGGCATGGCAGGATTTGGACTCCCCCCGGTAAAACCTGAAGGGGTAGGGGTTGCCTACGATGATCCCTATCAGGGGCCAACCCACAGTTTGTATCAGGCAGTAAGGGCTTTAGGATTCATCGTGACAAAAGAAATGTATACAGACGATCAGTATTGCAAGATCAATGCTTTGCCGACTGCTTTGAAATATTCCATGATTCAGGGAAAGGAATGGGATCACTGGAATATCTTTAACAACGCTTTTACGTCCGGTTTGGGAGCAGATGCAGTATATCTTTGCTCTGCATCGCATACTTACACACCAGCAGGTACATGGTCGAACATGCCTTCCGTAGCCTGTGATTTGAGCTTAACGGCACTTGAACAGGCAGTCATCGACATTGGTGCCTTTCTTGACCCTCGTGGAGTTCTGAAAATGAACTTACGCCCAATGAAGTTAGTTGTCAGCACATCGGATGACTGGACAGCAAGGCAGTTGCTTGGTTCTGAAAAAGACCCTGAAACCCCTGCCTCCAATGCCATCAACCCTGCAAGGGGAATGTTCCCACAGGGCCACATGGTAGGTCATTTCCTGACTGACCCCGATGCGTGGTTTATTTTAACTGATTGTCAGAATGGACTTGTAAGCTATGCACATTCAAAGTGGGGCTTGCAGTTCACGAAAGACAATGACTTCGGCAGCGACAACGCTCTCCAGAAAGCAACAGACCGTTACGTTGCTGGCTGGGACGATCCAAGAGCAATTTATGGAAGTAGCGGGGCCTGACCGTAAATAATACGGGGATTATCCCGTAAAATTGGGGGAGTAACCCTCCCCCTTTCCCCCTTAGTTAGCCTACGGGTTACAAGGTAGGGGTCACAAGGAGGTTTCAAATGGGAGTAAAATATTTTAGAGATGTAGTAATAGGCGGTATGAACCGTCAAGATATATGGTCAGCAGGGAAAAACGGCAACATCAGATTCGTTGATGGAGATTACGGTGGTTCGTTATCTACTCAGGGTAACTCCGGTACATCCCCCAGACAGGCTGTAACATCTATAACCAAAGCCATTGATAGTATCAGTGGAAGAAACGCGGTTATCTATGTAAGGCCAAAAGGCACAGCAGCATCGGCACAGACCTACTACACGGACAGCATTACAATCCCTATAACAAAAGCTGGGCTCAGCATCATAGGCGCAGGGGCAAATTCTATAAGGCCTTTCCTGGGCGTAGATGTGAAAGCAACAACTGCCGGAATAGGGTTGCCTCTTATAACCAATAAGGCTGCCGGTGTTCATCTTGAAGGTATGAGACTTGCAGGGACAGGACAGTCGGCACTTATACCCATAATCAGTGCCATTACAAGTGCAACGTCAAACGGGGCTGTTGGCTTGCAGATAAGGAATTGCAGGCTCGACAATGCAAAGACAGGTGGAGCTATAGTTATGGATAGCCCAAACCACACCGAAATAGTGGGATGTTCATTTGATGAATGTGCCACGAGCATCATTTCTTATATGTCGTATGGTGGTGTTGCATCAAGAGGCTTGAAGATCATTGATTGTGACTTCGGCGGAAGGGTGGCAACACGAAATACAGACATTTATATTTCTCAGTCAGGTACGGGTTCTGGAGCAGGTGTTGCAGGATACGAGATAAAAGATTGTCGTTTCCTTGATGGCATCCCTACTCTTGCATCAGGGGCTCCATATTCAGTTGACCCAAGATTTATCAGGGTCGCAAATGGAGACGTAGGTTTGATTAGCGGTTGCATGTTCGCATGTCTTGATACCGCTACATTCGGAGCTACAGGAGATACAGCGGTATTCCCTGCAACATGGTTTATCGTTGGTTCTTTCTACGCAGCAGCAGCAGCAACGTCAGATCAGGGACTTATTGGATTGACGTAATAACGATACGAATAGGCGGGGAGAGGGATTCCCTCTCCCTACTTAAATAGGAGGTAATATGCCAAAGAAACCAGTAATAATAGAAGAACCAACCACAGAACCTATTTTTGTTTGTGTGAACTCTGATTGTCCTATCGGGAAGGAAGGACAGATACCGGTTATAAAGTATCGGGATGCAGAAGCAGAAGAACCTCAGAACCCATACGTAGATGGTTATAAACCATGTGACGGCCTTTGTAAATAATGATGGGAGATCGGACATGCTTATCATAACGAGCAAAACCAGAAGGAATTTAGGCGTTGCCGGTTTAGGATTTGGTAGATCTACTATTGAAACTAACTTGAAAAAAGAATGGGGGGACTCGTCCTTAACCGAAGAACAGATTGATAAATGCCGATATCTTGAAAGAAAGACAGAATTACGGGAAGGCTTTATGCCTACCGGAGTGATAGATAGGGTTCGTTAAAAACGTAGAGAGGGTGCAATGCCCTACAAGGAGGCTTCAATGTTTAAATTGTTCGATGCTGTAACCGCAGTAGGAGTTTCAAGGGCAATCAAGTTAAGCAATGTCAAAGATCACAATGTAGAAGTATTTATCAGATCATTAGCAGCAACGCCAATTTCAGCGGTAACAGTTTCATTACAGGGAAGTACAAAAGGTACTGATGCCTCAACCGGGTTGGTTGACTCTTCCGGGCTTGTAATAGGTGCGCTCGATGCCACAAAGTTGAAGGTAGGTAGTTTTAATTACCGTATTGCTAATACAAATTACAGTAAAACAGCAGCAGAATCCACATTCACGGCGGCACACGTTGTCAGTGGTTCTAAATACGGGGTTATTCTTGTCTATATCAATGCGGCTGGAACTGTTACAACGGCTGTTCCTCTGGCTACACAGGCATATACGACAGCAGCTTTAGCTCATGCTGCGGCTGATAACTATAATACAGCCATAAAAAGCCCTGCTACATTATTGATAGGCAGAATCCTTATAGCCGCCGATGCTGGAGGGTGGACAGCAAATACAGATGATTTAACCGATGGTTCTGATTTAACAACGGCAACATTCCTTTCTGAATCGTCAAGTTTTGTTACATTTGAAACTCATGTTTTTTCCTCAGACGAACTTACTGCTTGCAGGGCAACGTTCGTCAAAGTTGAATATCCTGTTAAACACGTCAGATTATATCTACCGGTATTGACAGGGACAGGAGAAGTAACGGCAAGATATACGCCGAGAGACGGGACATAGGGGGTAGGCTATGTCAAGAGGAAGCATCTACCCTACTTATAGATTCGTTCCAGGGACTCAAAAGTACACCTGTGCCAGATGTGGCTGTGATGGTGTTCGTTCTGAAATGATAAAGGAACAGCATACCGGTCTGATTGTTCATCCTAACTGTTCTGACCCTAAGCCCCTTCAAGATTATCCAAAACATCATAGAACATTTCCGACAAGGAGGGAGGACTGATGCCAGTTTCCGGTACTCGTGCGTTTAAAATGACCCTTTATAATATTGTTGATTCAGCCTTGCATAAGATAGGCGGCAACAGTGCAAAGGCCGCTGAATTTCTTGCCGCAAAGACTCAGCTTAACCTTATCATGTCCGACCTTCAGAATCAGGGGCAGCAGTTATGGACACGGCAGGATGATCTCGTCCCCCTTGTTGACGGTACAATCAAATATACCCTTGATGCAAGCGCCATTGATGTTGATAATGTATTTTTTAGACATGAGGATTCCGATGTGCCATTAGACTCTTACACAAGGCAGGATTACTCGGACGTATCAACAAAGAAATCGGAAGGTGATCCGAACAGATTTTATATTGACTGGCAACTTGCAGCCCCTACGATGAGCCTCTATCCTGTCTATGGTTACAACACAGGGTTTGTTCTTGGCACAGACGGTAAATATTATATCTGTATAGCAAGCCATACCTCGGCAGCAACTTCAAGACCTATAACCGGAGCAGACTATGCTGACTATTGGGAAGCAATAACGTTTAAGACTACCGCTACGGCATGGGTAACGGCTACAGCATACGATTCGGGCCATGTGAGATTCACAAAGATTCTCAGGGCACAGGATATTTTAGCCAATGCAACAGACCCTGATGCACCTGTAAGATGGCAGAATGCCCTTGTATGGTTGCTTGCAGATGCCCTTGCACCTGATTATGGTTTACAGGCATGGGAGAGAAAGGATTTGACACAACGGGCGGCATTTGCTCTTGCATCGGCACAGGCAGGGAATAGGGAGTCGGCAGATTTACATATTTATCCAAGGATGAGAAGATAATGCCACATTTTTTAAAGAAGATACCATTAAACACTCCACCATATGAAAGTGCGCCTGATGTAGCTATATCAGCGTTAAGCTCTCAACTTTGGAATGGGTTTGTTTATCCTATTGTAGAGGAGAAAAAATTCCTCACAATGAATAGACCTGGACTTTATTCTACTCCATTTTGTGATTTGGGTGTAACCGGAAAGCCGATTGATGGATTATTCTGGTGGCCTGCCAAATCTCTTGTACTGGCAACCTGTAATGGAAAAGTGTATTCAATAAACAGTGCAGGGACAGCAACGGCACATACTGGGGCAATCACACAGGGGAGAACAAAGTTTATTCAGGCAGGGTTACAGGGTGTAAATGCTGTAATGGCAAGCGGAGGTAGGCTCGTTTCAACAGACGGAACAACTTTAACAACATTAACTGATACTGGAGCACCCACAGCGGCAACTTGTGTGGCATATACGGACTCAAGGGTTATAGCCAATGAAGTAGGAACACAGTGGTTTAAATGGTCAGACCCCTTATCCGTGACAGTGTGGAATGGGCTAAACCTTGCGGCAATGGAAGCAAAGGCCGATGTTCTGCAATCGGTTAGCGCAACGTTTGATGAAGTTCTTCTTATAGGAAAATATTCTGTAGAACATTATTATAATGATGGTGTATCCCCGTTTTCAAAGTATGAAGGGCTTACACATTCCAGAGGAACTATTGCCCCGTACAGTTTTATCTATTCCGGCAATGTGTTCTGGTGGCTCGACCAGGAAAGAAACTTTATCAAACTTCAAGGAAATGTCCCAAAAGTGGTGAGTTCCCCTTATGCCTCAGTTATTCACGGTCTTTCTACCGTCACAGATTGTTTTGCAATGCCGATAAGGACTGAAGGACAGAACTTCATAACATGGAATTTTCCTACCGATAAAGTTACCCTCGTCTACGATGTCGAAAACGAAGCGTGGCAGGGTAGGTGGAATGTTTGGGATACAACTAACGCTTTGTGGGATTTGTGGTATCCTAATGCCTACTGTCAATGTCCTGATTGGGGTATTCATCTTGCCGGGGACAGGCGTGATGGCAAAATATGGAAGATGAGCCGTAATTATATGTACGATGGCGATACCCCATTGAGGATGGTAAAAAGAACAGGTTGGAGAGATTACGGAATTAAAAGGATGAAAAGGTCTGATAGAATTATTATCACTATTCAAAGGGGAACTACTACCGAAGTCGAACAAGACCCTGATATCAACAATGAACCAAGATTTACTGTAAAATCAAGAGACAATGGCGAACCTGACTGGCAACCGGAAAGAGAAGGTATGTTGGGATTTCAAGGAGAAACCGAATCTATGATAGAATTTGTTCAGAATGGGATTTATCGAACAAGACAGGATGAATATGTTTTTTCTGATAATGTTCCAATAACAGCCGTGGACGGGGAAGAAGAGGGGGAGATTCTAAGTCGATGAGCAACCCTTACGATTTATTACCACAGCCGGTGGTAGAAGATACAAACGACCCAATATCTTTATATCGGTGGTTGTATCGTCTATGGCTTAAATTAAGAAACTCTTACAATTCTCAAAACGACATGGGTGTATTTATGAATACACTTGGCATAAGTAAAATAAGTAATATCCCGGAACCGTCTATACCAAGCTCTGACCCTACGGTATTTACAATGATGAATGTAAATTCATTCGGCGATATAGGGAAAGAAACGGAAGGTAGCAAGGCTATAAAAATGATAAATATGAATAGTGCAGATTTAAATGAAATAAAAAAAATAAAAAGAGACGTAGAGACCCTAATACTTATGGGAATGGGAGGATAAAATGGCTTATCAAACAAAGGCGATGTGCCAGGATACCTATTTACAAGCGGCAACGGCGGTGCTTTATACCGTGCCAGCGGCTACACGTTCTATAGTAAAGGAAATAATATTGTGTAATACAGACACAAACGCCATTGCAGTAACGATGAATTATTTAAAGGATGGGGGCACGTTGGCAAAAGGGGCAATAATGAGTGCTGTAAGTTTTGCAGCCGGGGAAACTAAAATACTGTCATTAAGCAGTGTGTTGAATGCGGGGGATGCAATAAAAGGGTTAGCGGGGACAGCAGATAAAGTAACAGTAAGTATAAGTGGGATTGAGGAGAATGTATAAATAATGGGTTGGTTCTGGTTATCTAAATCATAAGTAAAAACGGTAAACAGCAAATCTCATATCGAGATTGATGCCAACGGCAATATAGTAATAACTCCGGGGCCTGGAGCTAAATTAATAATTGGGAATAAAGAAACAGGCATTGATTATATTCTTGAGTTTGACGGTGAAACCACAACGGGAAAGATTACTTATGATGAAGGCATGGGAGAATTTCTATTTGACCAGAAATTAAGGGTGTATGCCACAGCACGTTTTGAATTGATATACCCGAGAACAGATGATACATACTATTTGGGGAAAAATAGTGCTATTACACCGGCAGCATGGAAAGGACTAATCGTGAAAGACACAACAAATGGTAATTATTACCGGATTGAAACAATAAACGGAGTAGTGACGGCGACATTATTATGAATATATGCCTTGTACTTCATAAATACGGTGTTAGACTTGATGACGCATGTTGCTATCCTTTGGGCTTCATGTACGTTTCGTCATTTCTTAAGAATCAGGGGCATAATGTAAAAATTCTTAATTATAATCTTTGGGACTATGATTTTGAAAAAGAGATAGAGAATCAAGATGAAGTGATGTTTACTGGGTTTGAAGAGTTTTTTGAAAGAATAGTCATAGATTCTGGTATTTGTAAAGATAAAGGAATCAAGACAGTTATCGGGGGAGCTTTAGCTACTTTTAAACCCGACATTATGGCCAAATATGTTGATGAAGTTTTTCAAGGTGAAATAGATATAACAATACCGATAGATGATATTTTGTGGCCTGATTATGATGGATTTGGTATAGAAGAATATCACAAACGGCATGGCTATAAATATATGGGCATACTGGCAAGCAGAGGATGTCCGTTCAGATGCTCATTCTGTGCCCACACATGCAATTATAGGGAAAGGTCATTAGATAGTGTGTGGAAAGAAATAGACCATTATAGGACTAAATACGGCAATGAGATAACCGTATTCAACGACAACACCCTCAATGTGAATAAGAATAGATTCCTTGCTATATGCGAAGGTATGAAAAGCAGGGGTAAATGGTGTGCAGCTATCCGGGCTGATAACTTTGACAAAGACATGGCATTGGCAGCAAAAAGCAGTAATTGTATTTATTTTATTGTAGGGATAGAATCTTTCATACAGGAAAAACTTGACAGAATGAATAAAAAAATTAAGTCGGCTCAGATAGTACATACTTTAAATCTTCTCGAAGGTTATGGGATAGATTATCATGGGAACATTCTCTTCGGCTTTGAGAACGAACTATATGATGATATAATGAATGAATGGGAAGATATGCCACGCGGATATAAAGTTTATCCTGCAATGGTTCAGCCATTCATCGGAACGACACAAGGGAGAAACAGGGGAATAACTAAGAATGAATATGAAACACTTAATGAGAAGTTTATAAAATATGTTGAAAGCAACGGTAAACATATGTTTCCAACAGCAGATGTGAGGGTAGCATGATAAGAGACGCTATGGTTGAAGATGTAAGAAGTGTGGCCGAATACATGAAGGAGTTTGAAGAAGAAACGGCTTACGTTAATGTTGATGTTGATCATGCTACTAAACAATATAAAAGGTTATTGAAAGATGGTAATGCAGGAATATTGATGTTGATTAACGATAAGACAGGAGAAATGAACGGAGCATTGGGTTATGTTGTAAGCCAAGGGTTACACGATCCTTTAATATATGCTATAGAAACATTTTGGATGGTATCAAAAGAACATCGGGGCAGGGGTATATCCTTGTTTTTTGAATTTGAGAAAAAAGCAAAAGCACTTGGGGCTGATAAGATAGCAATGATTCATATGGTAGATTCACATCCTGAAGTGTTGGCAAGGTTATACAAGAAAAAAGGTTATGATTTGATAGAACATCACTACATGAGAGGTATAAAATGAGTGTAATTAGCGGAATATTAGGGGCAAATGCAACCGAAGATGCAGCGAGTACAGCAGCCGATACTTCGGCAGCAACTTCGGCAGCAGCCAATGCTACACAGTTGGCAATGTTCAATAAGTCTATCGAGCTTCAAGAACCATTCAGGCAGGCCGGTCTTGACGTACTCCCCGGCGCTATTGCAGCAGCCAAGGAGGGTTATGCAAAACTTCCCGTTCTTGTTGATGAAGCATTCGCCACTAAAAATGGTTTATCTCCAGCCGGTCAATGGCAACTCGAAGAGACGCAACGTGCAAATGCCAATGCCCTTTCTGCAAGAGGGTTATCCAATTCAGGTGCAGGCCTTGAATTAAATAGGCGCAACACTCAATCTATTTATGGGCAGGATTATGCTGATTCATGGCAAAGAAAAATTGATGCTACTAAGATGGCAACTGGCGCTTCTCCTCTTTCTCAGGCAGTCAGTACGGCGAATACAATGGGGTCAAGTGCCAATAGCGCAGGCTCAAGCATGGCAAGCAACACAACGCAGAGTGGGATAAATCAGGCCAATTTACAATATCAGGGAGGTCTTGCAACGGGGAATATGTATAATACTATAGGGGGAACCAATGCAGGGCTTGCATCTGCTTATCTACTAAATCAGGGATATAATAGTACCGGGGCTGGTCTATCTGGCATTACAGGCACTACCGCAGAGGGCATCATAGGTGGTAGCGATGCTATGTACTTTTTTGCCGAAGGCGGCAGACCGGAACCAGGGATACCCGCCGTTGTCGGTGAAGACGGCCCAGAAGTGTTTGTCCCGGATCAGCCGGGAACCGTTATCCCTAATCCTCAAACTCAATCAAGGATGGCAGATAAGCCGGGGGCAGGTTTAAGGGGTGGTAGAAATCAACCTGAAAAACAGGACTGGTTAGAACTCGAAGCTATTCAGTCTCAGGAAATAAAGGCAGCAATCAGTATACTGGACAGACATATTATGACAGAAGGGCCGAGCCTTGAATACCTCGACAAGAGAGATAAACTTCAAAAGATGTTTGCCTCACAGGTACAAAGGATTGAAAAGGGAACAGAACCAAAACCTTCATTATCGGGAGGTAAATAATTATGGGTTGGAAAGAAGGTTACGAGATGGGGTATGGGTTAGGAAACGCCTACAATGAAGGTAAGATGAACAGGGTTAAATTAGCAGGTATGGAAGGACTTGCCAATGAAAGAAACTCTATGGCTAAATATAGGGGCGCACAGGTACAGGCGTTTGAACAAGATTTGGCCAATAAAAAAAGAATAGGGCTCCTGTCAGATGAAATAACAAGAGGGACATCTCCACAACGAGCAGCGGCATTAACTGGTACACAGGGACAGCAGATAGGTTTAGCGACTCCATTTTCTGAACAAGACGTTTCAGATGAATCCGGTATGCAGTACGGTATGGAAGCTACTGGGGCACAAAAAATGGGAGATGTAGGGGCACAAGGCTACATTGCACCAACACCACAACCTCCAAAAATTCAACCCACTAACAACCCCGTTGCCCGTGAAGCTGAGCAGTATGCTTATAATATGGAAATGGCAAAGAGAACACGGTCATTTGACCCCGAAGTATCTGCCAAATTTGCCAAACGAGCAGAAGAATCAAGGTCACATCAAATGGAAGCTATGACAAAAGCCGTAAACATTGTCGGAAAATTATCAGAAACTATGGGTATGGATTGGGTTATAGAAAATTTTGACAATCTTAGAAAGTTAGACCCTGTGCTTGAACTTGCAAATCCAAAAGGCATAAATATGGATAGCAGAAATAAGGTTATTACTTATAACGATGAAAAAGGTAATGTATTATTCAGGGCAGCAAGAATGCCTGATGGAAAATACCATGTGGAGAAAGCAGCGGATGAAGCTAAAAACGCTCGTGAAGAAAGACGGTTAGAACTTACCGAAAAAAGATATAATCTATCAGAAAGACGACAGGAGAGTATGCAGAATAGACTTGAGAACCCCAGAGAACGTAAAGTAGTTTCCTATGATGCAGCAGGTAATGCAAGTGTTGTTAATCTTGATACTGGAGAATCAATGCCTGTCAAGGGGGGACAGGGGATAGGGAAGCCACAAGTTAAAAAGGGAACCGGCAAAGTAACTGCAAAAGAACTATTACAGGGAGTTGTGCCAAATGCAAATGTAACACCGAATAATCAGCTCAAACCAATGACTCCAGAAATTGAAAAACAAATCAGGTCTAAGGCAAGGACGCAGGAAGAAGCTATTAAGATGGCTACCGAATTAGGGTATAATCCATATAGGTGATAAATGGAAAACGTATTTGCAGATTTACCGGCCAGTGAACAGAAAAATATTTTTTCTGACTTACCTCAGAAAGAAGAGTCTGGTCTATGGGCAACTGCTAAAAATGCAGGTGGCTCAATATTAGGCGCTGCTGAAGCTATAGGAACCAATATTATTAACATCCCTACAGCAGCAGTGGCAGGATTACAGGGCATAGGTGCTACGATAGGGAATTTGGCAGGTGGTGGCAATTTTGAAGGTTCTATGGCGCAAGGTGCAAAAGCCATTGAAGACTATCAAGCTACTCATGGTTATGTCCCTGAAACAGAGTGGGGCAAGAAATATACAGGAATTGTAGAAACACCGATACAGAAGGTTATCAGTGAACCGTCTACACAGTTGGGGCAAATTTATACTGATATTACGGGTAGTCCTGCCGTTGGTGCAGTAGTAAAAACTATTTATGAAATGGCAGGGATGGGCATATTGTTTGGTAGTCCAAAGATGATAGCTGGATTACGAGCAAAAGGTGTACCTCCCGAACTTATAAAAGCAGGATTTGAAAAAGCAAAGATGGATAATTTTAAACCAACCAGTGAAGATGTGGCTGTCGGCAAAGAACGGATTGCCGGATGGAAAAAGACGGATGAAATACTTGCAAGAACTCCACAACGGGGAAGATTTGTTTTTGAAGATTTACCGACAGAGCGACCCGTAGAACCTACGAGTAAGATATATGCAGATACAATGGGTGGTAAAGAAGCAGGTATGCAGGGCATCATTGAAACTCTACAAAAACAGGGCATGCCTACCGAACGAGTGAACGAGATTATCAATAGAATTTATCCAGATCAGGGGCTTGATATTGTAGAAGGTGGTAAAAAAGTAGAAGCTAAAGTTCCTACTCCTGAAGAAATACAGGCAAGTAGAACCAACCAAACCTTACCAGAAGGACAAAAGGCATGGGATGTAACCCTACCTACTGCCGAAGAAACAAAGGGATATGGGGGTGTTCAGAACAAGCCTATTGAAACCATGACCGTACCAGAGATAACCGAAAAGATAAACTTTTACAACAATCTTGAAAAAGGTGAAATGTCGGAAGCGAACAGGGTGTTCATAAGCAGAACGATAGGAAAACTGCAAGATGCCTATTTTAATAAGACGGGTAAAAGCATCACGCCGGAATCCCTGCCACAAAGCAATATTTTATACAAAGAGTATAAAGGTGCGTCTCCATTAGAAACCCCTCCTGCTGAAATAGCAAAGGGAGCGCAGGTTAATGTTATGGGTGGGGGGCCAACATTTGAAGCATCAAAGGGGACTACGGCAAGGACACCATCAGGAAAAGAAAATCCGTTACCTCCAAATTATTCAGAGAAACAACCCTCTACGATGCCCCAGGTTGAACAGAAAGGGGTGGAACAAGGGAAAGGTATAGGGGTGTCTGAAGGGGTTACTCAAGAATTTATAGACGCATATCGTAAAAAACATCCGACAAATCAATTAACACAGTCGGTTGACCCTAATTTTATTATTGACCATTATTCTGAAGAAATAGGAACATTAAGGAATAAGGCAAGTAGAATACCTAAAAAAACACCAGAACAAATAGCTGAATGGAATGATTTGTCAAAACAGATAGCTGATTTAGAAGCACTTCGTATAAAAACAGGTGGCGTAAGAGAAAGTGTTGCGACCCCTGGAGAAACTTCAGGTGGGATTAAAACTATCACAGAAAAAGATTATCACGATGCGAAAAGGCATCAACAGGGATATGAACAATATGAACAATCCAGAAAACAGGGAATAATAGTTTCACAGCGTTCACCATTGAGTCCCGAAGAAATTAAAATAATCGAAGCAGGGGATAAAATATTTGAGAAGGCAACCACAAGGGCTGTTATGGAAGCTGATGGCATATTCCTCACAAAGAAAGAAAGAAAAGGCAAGAAGGCTACAGAAGTAGGAAAAACACTTGATGAACTAAGAGAAGAATACCCTATATTTAAAAATAAAACCGAAGCCGAAATGCAAGCTATAGTTGATGGATATAGAGATAAAGCTCAAACGGTAAGAGATAAGATGTTTTCCGACCTCCAAAAGACTAAGGCAGGGAAAGCCACTACCCTTTATTCTAATCCCCTCCCGCAAGCATTAAGTGGTTTACAGAATGTTGCATCTTCAATTTTACGCCCTATTCTTAAACTTGCAGAAGGGGAAACGGTCAAGCATGGTGTTATCAGAAAACTCCAAGATGCCCAAAGAAGGATATTGGAATATGAGAGAACGAATCAAATAACCCCAGGCAAGAGTACATACAAACTTGAAGAACGTACCAAGTCTATGATAGCAAATGCCCTATCCGAAGTTGATAATATTCAGAAACTTTGGGTAAACAGCGTTGTTGGTAGATCGGGAAAATTTGATACGGGATTGAAAGAAGTGTCAGACTATGTTTATGCAAAGTTTTCACAGCAGAGAAATGCAACGGTTGAGGCAAGGCGGGCTAAACTCATAGCAGAAGGTAAGGAAGTAGCAGGCGAATATGGTTCAGGTATGACCAATGTCGAAGCACAGGCAATCCTTGATAAAGCTAAAGCTGATGGTAAAACAGCAAAGTATGAAGAACTTGCAAAACCTATTTGGGAACTCGGTAAATCTATGCGGGAACTCATGGAGAAAGAGGGATTGATTGATGCCGAAACAGCAAAAGCATGGGAAGCAGATGGTGGACCATTCTATGTGACCCTTCAGGGTGGTGTTGAAAAACCCAATGTAATGCCCGGAAGTTCAGGGTTACGTCAAGGCGCCGGAATAAAAAACTATGTAGGCCGTAAATCAATGGCTGATGACCCTATAACCAATATGTTCAGGCAGTATAAAAACATTGTAGTCAGAAGTATGGAGAACAACGTAAAGAAATCTTTTGGTGAAATAGCTGCCAATGACCCAAATATAACTATGAATGAATGGCGTTCCAAGATGAAATATGACAGCGATACGGGCATGGTTAGGCCGGTATCAGAACCCCCATGGATGTCTACCGATCCCGCTATAAGAGAGAATACGGTTTCTTTTCTTAAAGATGGCAAGCAAATGTATATGACATTCAAAGATGACCCTCTCCTTGCAAGGGCATTGAATGATGTAGGTGTAGGGCAAATAGGCCCGATATTGAAAGCATCACGAGCAGCAATTAAGTTAATAGGTATGACGAAAACGTCTTTATCCCCTGAGTTTCTTATAACCAATGCAGGTTGTAGAGATTTGCTTGATGCGGTTCATTCTATCGGTGTAGAAATGAATTTAAAAACTGCAAGGAAAACGTTAAAAACTATACCCAATGGAATAGCATCGTCATACAGGGCAGCAAAAAGTAGGCTTGATTTGAGTGATCCCATGTCAATGGATACAAGCGCAAAGATATTTAAAGAAAATGGTGGGCCTACAGGATATTATTCATTGAGAGATTTTGAAGGTGAATTAAAAACAATGGAACAGATTGCATCGAGAGCCGGAGAAGGTGCAAAGCCAATGGCATTAAGATCATGGGACAAGGTGACAGATTTTGTGCAGGATATTTCTGAATCTACAGAGAATGGTGTCAGGTTGGCGTTATTCCACGAACTGAGAATGCAGGGAGTACCTATCAATGAGGCAATTTCAGCCGCTAAAAATGTTACCGTGAACTTCAACAAGATGGGTGAATGGGGGAGACATATGAAGGCATTGTATATGTTCTCAAACCCTGCTGTTCAAGGTGCAAAGAGAATGATAGACTTAGCGAGTACCAAAAGAGGGGCAGTTGTCGGGGCAGGTATATTTGGTACAGGGTTGGCTCTTATGGAATTGAACCGTTATAACGCAGGCATAGATGAAAACGGTATCAATAACTTTGACAAATTATCACAAAGCGAAAAAACAAGAAACTTAATCTTGTGGCCTCCCGGAGCAAAAGAACCTTTAAAGTTCCCGCTTGGATTCTATCATAGACCATATTTCGGATTGGCAAGTTCTATAGACAGCGCAATTAACGACCCTATGAAAACAACAGGTGGTGCAGCATTGGATGTGGTGAATAATATGATTGATGCCTTTAACCCTCTTGGTGGGGGAAGTGTAACATCTGTTGTCCCGACATTAATAAAACCTGCCCTTGAAGTGGCAACTAATTATAGCTGGTCAGGCGCACCAATTCACCCGGAACTTATGCCTGGTGAGACAAAAGCACGTTCAGAAAAATACTTTCAGTCAGCAACAGAGGCAAGCAAGGGAGTGGCTTCATTTCTCAATGCAAAAACAGGTGGCGATAAGTTTGAAAGTGGAGACATATCCATATCTCCTAATACCATTGACTATGTCTCCAACTTCTTTCTTGGAGACCCGGCTGTTACGATGGCAAGATTAACAGATATGGCAGCAAAATATTATAAAGGTGAATCTATAGAAACTCCAAAAATACCCATTGTCAGACGTTTCGCAGGAGCAAGCACAGACTATGCTCTCCCTAAATGGTTTAACGAAGCTGCTGCTGTAAACAAGCCACAGTATGCAAGGGAAAAAGAGATATTCGATCAAGCTGATATTGCCGAAGATAATAGGGCATATACTCCAAAAGCCGAAATGGGTAAATTAGCAACAAGGTTTTCCAGAGAATATGGAGAACTTAACAAATTATACAAAGAAGTTAAAGATACAGACATATCTAAAATGGAAGGAATCACAAGAGATAGGAAGGCAGAAGTTATGACAGACTTAAAAAAACAGATGCAGGATTTACTTGGAGCTTATGTTAAAACGCATATTGAGTTGAAAAAACAACCTATGCAAAAAGAAATGCAATAATAAATAGGAGGCAACAAATGAAAAAGTTATTTATCGTCTTAGCACTGGTTTTGATGGCTGTCCCTGCTTTTGCCGTTGAGGAAGTCAATTTTCAATGGAACGGGCCGTTCCCTATACTTGCCACTACGGTTACAACTGGTGCAGGGGCAGAATTTGACTTGGGGCAGACTTATAACAGATTTAACTGTGTTGCCACATGGGGCGGTACAGCGCCTACGAGTATAACCTTTGGTATTGCTCTTGCCGATAAGACAGGAATATATGATTCAACGGGTATTGAAGATTCTATTACCATGACAGCAAGCCCTACAAGATTTTATCTTGTCAACAAACAGGGTAGATATATCAAAGGAAATTATGTAAGCAAAGTAGTAGGTGATGCTACTACAAGTTTAAAAATTGATTGTTCGGCGGGATATTAAGGAGCGTAAAATGAAAAAACTACTTTATTTTTTAATATTAATCTTGTTTGTTTTTGTTCCATATCAAACTTTTGCTTCGCAGGCAACTCAGGTAAGTTTTTTACTCTCAGGGTTGCACGACAGCAATGGTAGTCCTCTCTCTGGGGCAAAGGTTTATACCTACGTTGCCGGAACAACAGCTACTGCAAAAACTTGCTGGACGGATGCCAACGAAACAAGTGCAGCTACAAATCCCGTTACGCTTGATACAAACGGACAATATCAACTTTACTGCAATGGTTGGTACAAGTTTGTTGTAAAAGATTCTACAGGTGTGACTATCAATACATGGGATAATTTATGGCTATCAGGTTGGAGTCCATTGCCAACTGGCGCCACAGAAGTAAGAACATCTGCATACCCAGATTTAACTACCGCAGTAGCCGCTATAGGGGCAAACCCTATGGTACTCGTATGTGACAGTTCTATCAACGTAACTGCCGATGTGTCTACAAACGTAAAGACACAGATTGTCACAGAACCGGCATGTTCATTTAATATTGCTAACGGCAAAACCCTTACCATCAATGGCTCATTTGAAGCAGGACTATACAATGTTTTTTCATGTACCGGGACGGGAAAGGTAGTGTTGACGAATGGGGGTGTTTACGATGTAGCTGCGTTTGGTATCATCCCTGATGATGCAACCGCAGCCACCTATAACACTAAAATGTTAAGGATGTTGGTTTCACCATTAGCAAATGGTGGGATGGCTGATGGTATACCAATGAAAATTACATTTAGAAATAAGGGAACCTACTATTTCAACAATTACATCCCTTTACGATATGATATTCACTTAGACCTGATGAGTTCTACATTGAGACTTGACTACACGCCAGTTGCCGGAGACTATAATACTGGTTTCCTGTATGGATTAAGTGATGTCTCAATTCAAAATGGCACTATCCATGCCCTGTATGATGAAACTAATGCTATATCAGGCGCCAATGCTGCTGTAATGATGGGTTCAAGAAATGATGGGGCTGTTACTTTTACATACTTTCCTCGTTCTTACGATGATGAGTTAGCAAGACCTCTTGGTAATATCGTACTACGTAATTTAACAGTTCAAGCCGAGTCAACAACTGCTGGGACGGGTACGACTGGTATGCAGTTTATAGGTGGACTCAGGAATGTACTTGTAGAGAATATCATTATAGATGGAAAAGATTCTGCAACAAAAGGATTTGACTATGAGTTTGGGCAGGCATCAGACCCTTATACGGCTGCTCGTGTTGCTGATCCCCATTTAGTTTTGACCTCCCATGCCTTCAATATGAAGTTTAAGAACATAGTAATCCAGAATGTATTAACCAATGCAGCATTTGGGATAAGAGGAGCATTTAATTGTGAAGTAGATGGTTTATACGCAATAGATGGAATAGTTTCCGTTATAGCTGCTGGTACTGGTGAGGCGGCAAATTATAATCCTGGTGCTGAATATCTTTATGGCGTTAAACGTAATGTGGTTTTCAGAGATATAGTAGGTAAAACATCCAGCAGTGGCATTATATTATCAGCGTTAAGCGCTGCTGGATATTTGAATACCGCCCCTGCTACCGAATTGGATGAGAAATATCAGGCCGATTTGGCTGACTATGTTCTTGAGAATTTTACATTAACAGGAGAAGGGGTTGGATATGGTATTGTAGCTGATGGTAATTATGTAATAAGAAATGGACATATAGAAGGTTACGTAAGGGGTATGCACAATGGAGTTGTAGGAATAATGCAGAATGCGATAATTGACAATGTGAATATCTTCGATTGTTCTGCAATAGGTATCTATTTCTACGCAGCTACAACCGTTTACGCCACAACTCAGTGGCAGACCGGAAGTATAAAAAATTGTTTTATGGCTAATATAGGGACGGCAGGAGTAGGATATGGTATTACTGCGGCTTATCTCAAAAACTTTATCATTGAGGGGAACAAATTTGGTGGTGATAAGTGGGGTGGAAGTACAGAAGCAAATATGAGTGAAGCGGTAAGAATTGATGGAGCGAATTGTTATAATGTTGTAGCAAGAAATAATAATGTAGTTGATTTGGCCGCCGGTGCTTATGCTTACAAAGAATCTGCTGTGGCAGCTCCTCCCTCTAATCACTTAATGTTATCAAACAGTATCGGTGATATAACCCGTTCCGGTGCTTGGATTATAGATGGAATACCGAGACAAACCGCTACTGAATTGGCGGCAGCAGCCGGAGGAATAAACACAAATAATAAATATATAGGGAAACAAGTTTATTGTACGTCCTATGGACAAATCTTTACTGCTGTCGGAGCCGGAGCTACAGATAAATGGAGAGGACTTAACGCAACCGGAGTTTTTACAGAAATAACTCCATCATAAGATAAAGGAGGTTACATTGGAATACGAGAAAACATTATCAAATGAGATACTTCCACGTTACTTTATTTTTTATTTCCCAAACAGATCTCCCACATATTCCATATTCTTTGGCTATGATTTCTCTCGGCCTGGTGTCCTGTCTTATTTTGAAAATATCTTCGTGTGTAAGCTTTTTCCCTTTTTCCCTTGGTTGTTCCTTAAAACATCTACGCTTTTTAACCATGTCGTTAGTATTATCAGCGTTTGTACCAATAAAAAAATGCAACAAGGAGGTTTGGTATGAAAAAGAATATTTTGATATTCTTAGTAATAATGTCTTTTATTTCAGTAAGTTACGCTAAATCAGATACCGTAGTCTACGGTGGTTTTGTCCCCTCAATTCTCTATCAGGCAGGCACTACAGCACAAATTTTAGTTGGAGGAGGTGCAGGGGTTAATCCTGTCTGGACAACCTCCACAGGCACAGGTGCGCCGGTAAGGGCTGCGGGGCCGACACTCACTGGGAGTCCGATAGCATTATTTGGCGTAGGCAACTACCTTCTTTTTGATGGCAGAACAACCCCTCATACTGGTCTTGATGGACTCGTTAAGGTACAACTTACTTCGGCAGCAACAAATAACAGGGCTCTCGACATAGATACCATTGGGACTTCTACCACTGGTGTTATACAGTATGGAACTCTAAACACCCTTGTTCATCACACCGTACTCACGGGGACTAATCACACTATGTATGGTGACTATACAGGGGTTACAAAAGACCAAGCTGATACAAGTGTTGGTACAACAACTATCTATGGTAAATATGTAACAGCAGCCAATACAGGGTCTACCGATGCGGGGACAAAGAATACATATGGTGGATGGTTTACAGCAACAGGGGACACGGCAGGAACATCCACGGCTTATGGTATTTATGCAGCAGCAACCGGGGCAGATACCAACTGGGCCGGATACTTTAATGGTAATACAAACACTACCGGGACAGCTACAATAAATAGTGCCGTGATAACTGGCGGCTCCAACACCTTCAACGTCACCAATGGTTCAGCCTCCCTTGACGTGGCGGCAGGGGCAGCAGTAAATATTGATGCATCACTTAATGTTACAGCAGCAACAACCCTTGACGAAGCCGTGGCGATGTCGAGTAAGGCGCCGAAGGAGACTCCGACTCTTGTTACTCCGGTTTTAGGGGTTGCCACGGCTACCTCAATAAATAAGGTCACGATCACCCAGCCTGCAACTGGAGCGACACTTACCATCGCCGACGGGAAGACGTTGGGTTATGAGGAAGGGACATGGACACCGAATTTTGTAGGAACAGACATAGTATTTACTTTAGGTCAACATGCGGGTCTCTACACTAAAATAGGTAATGTCGTATATATTTGGGGGTGGATTGAAGCCTCTGCTACTGCTACGGGGACATTAGCCAATTCCGTAACGATTACAGGGTTGCCATTTACCTCATTAAACAATGCTCGTGCATTGGGTTTAGTCAGACCAACAAACCAGAGCATAATTAATTACCCAGCCTCCGGCCTTGAGCTGTTAATGAGGGTAAACTCAAACAGTACAGTAATATCGCTGGTATGGACGAGAGATAATGCAAATGTATTAGTTGTGACCGGTACTGATTTAGTAGATGCTGCGGTTATTCTTTATTTTAGTGGATTTTATATTGCAGCATAATTATGTAATGGCATTACCGAACTTAATGACATTCAGGTTAAATTTGCAGGGGGTATGAGATGAAAGAACCAAGGGGATTCAGGAATTTTAATCCGGGAAACGTAATTATTTCCTCTGCCAAGTGGGTGGGTAAGGTAGAGTTTAATTCCGATGGCAAGTTCGAGCAGTTCGATACGATGGAACATGGCCTGAGGTGTATGCTGATTGTCCTCAGAACCTACATCAAAAAACGTGGGCTTAATACCATTGAGAAAATAATCCCAGTTTATGCGCCTTCAAGTGAGAACAACTGTGAGGCATATATTGAAACAGTTTGCGTGCTTTCAGGTTTTCTCAGGGATGCAGTTATAGGCTATGAGATTGAGGATATGAGAAGGTTGATTGAGGCCATGTGCTATCACGAGAACGGACGTCCATTGCCAAAAGGATGTTTCGATAGGGCATGGAAATTACTATAAAATCTGAATAGGGAGGTAATACGGCATGAGTCCGATGATAAAAACTGAAGATGGTTGGAAAGTTGATAAACCGGCACTATTGGCATATCTGATAACGCTTGTAGTTGGTGGGTGTTTAACCTTTGTTGGCTCATATTATGGTTGGCAGTACACACAAAAAGACCACGAGAACAGGATAGGGAAGATGGAAACATTATCGGCTGAACATTCCAGGCGCATCACTGAGAATGAGAAGTATATCGCGGTAGATGCAAAGGATACGGAATGGTTTAAGGTTACCTTTCAGGAGATAAAAACATCATTGAAGGACATTCGGCAAGACCAAAAAAAGCGATCAAAGGGGGGAGAATGAACCTTATAAAACTTCTCAGGGAACTGATTCAGGAATTGAAAGTATTAAATGAGCATCTTGCAGATTTAAAGAAAATGACAGCCGATGTGCTGGGATGGGAGGTAAAATGAAACTTCCCTTTGTACCTGATATAGAACTATTCCAGAAAATTAACCGTGTTACCAATATTATCTATCAAAGCGAAAGGAAACATTTTGGAGACTGCGAGATAATAACAGAACAAATCATAGACTATTTGTGGAAGGAAGGGATACTGAACCTAAAACAAAATGACAGCCATGAACAGTAAAGATAATCCAACACCCTACTATGCAAGGGATACAGTTCTTGATAGACCCTGCTTGGAAACAGGAATTGACTATCAGGATTCGGGCATGGATGGCTGTCATAAAATATAAGGAGGCTTTATGCAAGTAATTAATCTTTTATTCGGTGAGGGAGTCAAGACTTCAATAGGTGGGTATATTGTTGCCGCCCTGGTGGCGATATTACCCTTAATGCAGGGTAACACATGGACATGGAGGGATTTGATTGTACCGGCCATTGTGGCGATTGCAAGTAGGTTTACTAAAATTAATCCCGATATAGGGAAAAAGGAGGTCTAAGATGAGTTTTTTAAGTGCTTTAAAATCGTTACTTTCAGGTGCAAGTTTATTGACCCCGTTGCTTGCATTATTCGGGGTAGTAATCCCGCCAGTGGCAATCGTGGCAGCCCCTATGATTGTTAAACTCATGGGTATTGCAGAAGAGGCGTATGGCGACGGACAAGGGCCGTTAAAAAAGGCGGCAGTTACTAACTTTGTCAGCACAGCCATTGCTGACACTGCTTCATTCTCGACAGGAGGCCAAGCTGAAACACTCGCTGCCCTCACTCCAGAACTTGTCAGCACGTTGATTGACACAGTGGCTACAGTTGCAAACAGTATTAGTAAAGGCACAGGAGGAGAAGCGGTATTTGATGATACACAGTTTGAATTGAATAAATCTCAGACATTCTAAGGGCGCAAGCTCTGCCTCGAACACTGACCCTGCACCCCTCCGCAGGGTCTTTCATTATTACTCTTTGGTCATTAACCATATGCTAATACCGCTTATAATTAGAGCTCCTAATATTATCCCTAATACTTTAATGTTTTCCACTAAAGATAATTTTAACAGAAGGAATATCAGCATGGCAAGCAAAGGTGATATTGCGATTAAATAGCCAAGAACATTATACCATTTCATTGTCCTTCTCCCTACTTTAATTTCATAATTCTAACTATATCGGCCAACTCTCGTATTATGGCTATTGAACAAACCATAATTTCTACTATTAATACACAAAAAAGAAACACCATTGAGTCTATCATTTTCCTCCTCCTGTATATAATCTTTCAACATATTGTAAGTTGTCTCTTCAACAAGGCAATCTCCTTCATCACCATCTCCAGTTCTTCTTTGAGGGGGACGATTCGGGAAATCGCTTCGGCAATGGTGAGAGGGCGCTTATCCTCTAAGGTACAAAAAAGACCATTATACTCTTGTTCCTTTGTTACTTCCAGCCCTTCAACAGGGTCATCTTTGTGGAGCCAGCCTTTTATTCTCAGCACCTTTTCATACCGTATATCAGAGCATGAATTAGATACTTCTTCAAAGTTGTCTTCATTAATAGGTGATGTCCAACCCTCTTGTTTGAGCAGGGCAAGGATTTTATCTGCCACAAATTTTGATGTTTGGAATCCGTGATATATACTGTATTCAAATTCATCAATTATCTCTGCAATTTTATCCCTCATAGCTCCTCCTTAAAGTGGCACAGGGCAGGATTTTTTAGCCATCTTAGCCCCTGCAAGTCATCTTGGACTCAGGCTTACACGTGATTGCCACCTGTGCCATTATGATTCTACCTTAATATTTACTTCTATATCCAAGAGTATCTTTAACATGAGCAAGCTCTTCCTTCAACGTGGCAATCTCTTGCTCTAGTTCTGACCACTTAGTTTCAGCTTCTATTTTAGCATTGGTAAGAGCATCGATGTATTCACCAAGTGATACAATCTCCTTGTTCCTTTCCTCAATAATTCTAACAATATTTCCCACTATATCATCATGATGTTTGTTAACCCTCTCCAGTTCGGCTTCGAGGGTGGAGATACGGGCATCCTTCTCGGCAACCACCCCTTCAAGCCAAGATGCATATTCTTCGTAGAGAAATGGTTTGCCTTCTTGCTCAATTAGTTTAATGTATGTTGCCAATAGTTCGCCCATTATTTACCTCCCTACCAATCATTTTCATCATTTTCAATTTGGATAACCTTTACTGAACTGGCAGTCATATTTAACTGTTCCTCAATAAACTCTATACACGCCTCATCATGTTCTTTTTTTGTTTCGTAGCCATCCAACCACAATTCAACTATAAATTTTGCCATCATTTACCTCCTATAAAGTGGCACAGGGGCAGGGATTCGAACCCTGCAAATTCCATGATAGGCAAGTTAGCCCGGATATCACGGCATTACTAACGCCTCGTCGTGTGCGTCTGCCAGTTGCGCCACCCCGTACCATATCTTTTATATCCTCATTAAAGCACAACCTGGAATAATTGTCAAGCATAAAAAAATAATTTATTATTTGCTTGACAAACTTTGAATAATAATCTATAAATATAAAATCAAACGTGGGAGGCAATATGGCACATAGAAAATGGCGATTCAATAAGGATAGATTAAAAGATGCAAGGGAAATAATGAGTCTAACCCAAGAGCAGCTTGCAGACAGGATGGATGTGTCGAGGCAATCTTACAATACATGGGAGACAGGCCAAGCAACACCAACAGTCCATTCTTTAATAAAGATATGCAATGTCCTCGGTGTCAAGCCGGAAATATTCTTTGTACCCGAAGCTGAGGAAGCCGCATGACCAACCTATATTTTTACAAAGGATTTTCCATCAAATTTATCAAGAAATACCGTGAGTGGTGCATCAGCGATACTTTGCGGTTCAGCACGTTACTGGAAGCCCAACAATGGGTTGACCGGCAAAAGGTTGTTGAGGACGGCAAATGATAATCGAACCCATCTGCCCACCACGGCCATACTGCAAAGGCTCAGGTTGCTCCGGGAACGACCAAATGGGACACGAGGGGTAACCATGCTTAGAGAAATTAAAAGTTGGAACGGGGATATTTTATTTTCAGGAGAATTTAAAGATATAAAAGAGATGGTTGAGGCGGCGATAAGAACCCGTGCAAACCTGACCGATGCAAACCTGGCCCATGCAAACCTGACCGGTGCATACCTGACCGATGCATACCTGACCGATGCATACCTGGCCCATGCATACCTGACCGGTGCAAACCTGGCCCATGCAAACCTGACCGGTGCATACCTGACCGATGCATACCTGGCCGGTGCAAACCTGACCGATGCAAACCTGACCCATGCAAACCTGGCCCATGCAAACCTGACCGGTGCATACCTGGCCCATGCAAACCTGGCCGATGCAAACCTGACCGATGCATACCTGACCGGTGCAAACCTGACCGATGCAAAGGGGCTCGCTAAAACTATGGGGGTTGTAGCCTACAATTATTATTGGAAAAGGTTTGAAGTGGGGCTAATAAATAACGGTTATCAGTTCAAGGTTGGGATTAATAAACTTAGAAAAGGTGAAGTTTTTGCATCCGATGAACGTATAACCTGCTCATATCCGGGCTTTCACTTTGCATCACGTTCATGGTGTGCTGTCAACTATCCCGATAGACCATTGGAGGCATTAATCAAGATACCCAAGGAGGCTCAAATCAATGAACCGTGGGCTACTGGCGGAAAAGCCTCTGCTGATATGATTGAGATTATACAGGTATTCGATGTGAAAACCGGTAAAGATGTAACGAAAAAGTATAGAGGATTACCGTTATGAAAACCTTTATCCGTATTTCATTCATGGGCATCCTTATAATAGCCTTCTGGGTAGGGGCTTACATAGGGGTTACTTCAACGATGCAAGATCGTGAGAACTGGATGGCTAAACATCCTAAATGGCGAATGGAATTGTTTGTGCTGGAGAATACAGGAAAATGAAATTATCCTTGACAACTTTCTCGCATTGTGCAATAAGTAGTTATGGGAGAGTTTGTGATAAATCAATTATTAAAATTATACCGGTGCAAAGAGACTGCCAAAACAGTCATGAACTCTCCCAGAGTCATCTTTGTGCCGGTATTGCATTTAAAGGACACAGTTTTAAACGGCTTCTCCTGTGTCGCCCGAAAGGGAACGATGAAGGTCGAAAATCCAATTCAGGGTCAAAGAGCTTTCTTAACGGCCAAGCCGTCTTTCTCTCTTCCTGGACAGTCTCCTATCAAGACCTGAAAAGGCCAAAAATAGCCGCCTGCACAGACCTGATGGTTTCTGGTTTCCGTAAGGAGACTGGGAAAAGAAAGGTAGCTTTGTCTAATTTACACAGCCTCGCAGTCAATCAAATGGAGACAGGAAAATGATGTTGATAGAAATCAGTCAAACGGAAGTATTGGTTATCTGCCTCGGGATCATAATATTGGCATGTTGCGGGGCGATCTGGATGCAGAGGAGGCGGTAAGTGGATAAGATGAAAATAATAATAACTATTAACAGTTTGAAATCTTTTGATTCTCGGTTGCCGGAGCTGGAGGACATTTTAAAATCGGCCATCTACAAAATAACCAGCACAGAAATTGAGGGCAAAATAAAGGACTGGAGCGGGACAGAAGTAGGCAATTTTGTTGTTAAATATAAGAAGAGTAGGAACAAATAATGGCAAGAGAAATGAATTGCCCTGAATGTGGTGGGCATGGGATAGTTTATTATGACTGCAATGTATGTAACGGCACAGGTGAGGGTATACGAGAGGGGACAACCTGCCAAATTTGTCATGGGCGGGGCGGTGGATACCTGTATTGCCATATCTGCGGGGGAAGTGGATATGTACCGGAAGAAAAAATAGAGGAGGAAGTATGAAGATCGGCAAAAGATGGTTCTTTGTAACAACTGATGCAAAACTCGCAGAGAAGATTGAGGCAGTCCTTAACGGCACGGCATTCGTCCACAAGCAGAGACGGGCGAAGATTAAACCAGAGGAGGAACAGAGGAAGTTTAATCCGGCAGAAGAACAATTGAAAAATACGGCATATAACATTCAGGAAGAGATGAAAAAGACATATGAAGGAGGGAGTGATGGACGATAAAAATTGGTTTATATTTTGGGGGTTTACTCTTGTCATAATCGGAGTAGTCATATTGGGCTGTGTGCAACTTTACAATCAGAGGACGACCAAGTATGTTGATAACGGGTATTGTCAGGCGATGCTTGTGGGATCGAGCGAATGTAAGTGGCAGAAGTGCAAATAAGAGGAGGGAGTATGTCAGAAACGCCAGCAGTATACGGAACTAAAGCAGTTGTGACTTTAACGGACGAAATTGTCAAGAAGTATATTTGTCCCTTGGCCACCGAACAGGAACGATATATGTTTCTGCAACTGTGCAAAGGTCAAAATCTGAACCCGTTTTTACGGGAAGCATATCTCATCAAGTACGGATCATCCCCGGCTACAATGGTGGTAGGCAAAGACACGTTTATAAAGCGTGCAAGGTCAATACAGACATACAGGGGCTTTAAGGCTGGTATCATTGTTATATCTAACAAGACTGTAGTCTACAGGGAAGGCGGGATGCTCATCAAGGGCGAGGAACTTATTGGCGGCTGGGCAGAAGTCTATCGAAAAGACCTTGACGTGCCGGTACGGGCGGAAGTGTCGCTTGAAGAATACATCGGTAAGAAAAAGGTTTACGAAAACAATAAGGTTGTGGGCGAAGAGACCAATGCTCAATGGTCTGTTAAACCGGCAACAATGATTCGTAAGGTTGCCCTTGTCCAGGCTCACAGGGAAGCATTCCCCGACCAGTTTGAAGGTTTGTACTCAGGAGAGGAAATGGGTATTGATGTTGAGGCAGTACCTGAATATACAACAGCCCAAGTAGCAGAAGGATACAAACCTCCCATGAGGCCCCCGGAAGAGAAGAAAGCCGAACCTAAAGAAGGCGAGAAAGAAAAGATGTCTATCCAGCAGATGCAATATGAAATATCCAAGATGTTGTTTGAAATGCACGGGACAGAAGATGCCAGTGCCAATGAACTGGAACGTTTAACGACATGGACAAACAAGGAAGGCAAAGAGATTACAGGTAAGAGGGATGCAGCAAAACTGAATGACAAAGAAAACGCTAAGGGACAGAGCCAGACAAGCGTTACATACCATCAGGTCAAGAAAACATACGAGGCATGGAAAGAAAGTAGTATTAACGGCCCTGATGATGCTGAAAAGGCGATAGAATAATGTCAGTCCTCGACCTCAAATCCGGAATCAAAATACCCGGTATAGCTTTGCAAATTGCGGCATACCGCGAATTGGAGACTAATGGGACAACAGAGGACTTAGAGTTTGACCCGGATAAACATATCTTTACTTTCAACGGTCAGATTCTTCCCTCTGTGACTTCCATACTCAGGAAGGAAGGATTGACCCCCGACTATTCTATGCTTGACCCGTTTTATGCCCTGAGAGGCCAATATGTCCATAGAGCAGCAGAATTATATGACAGGGGCACTCTTGACGAATCTACCATTGATGATGAGATAGCACCTTATCTTGTGCAATACAGCAAGGCAAGCAAAGAGTTCCCGTTCGACATTGAAGGCATTGAGAAGAAGATGAGACATCCGATATATGGGTATGCTGGAATCATTGACCGGACAATCACAGGCAATAAGAACTATGTGCTTTATTTGACAAAAGAGAAGTACAAACTCGAAGAATGTAAGACGCTCAGGGCAGATTTAAATGTGTTCTTTGGGGCGTTGGCAGTAAGAAAATGGAAGCAAGCGAACTTAAAACAGGAGGTATAAGATGGAAGACACACAGGTAATCGAACAAAAAGCAATGGCAATACCAACACAGGCTCAAAGCATTGTTGTATCATGCTCACAGGACATGGAACGGGCTGACCTTTTTAACAAGGGCGTGAAAGCAATGATAAAAGAGGTTGATGATGTGTTCAAACCTTTAGCAGATAAGGCTTTTCAGTCGCACCGGGCAGTCACGGGGAAGTGGGCTGAAATTAAGAAACCCCTTACTGATGCAATGGATATTGTCACAAAGAAAGTCCGGATATATATCCAAGAGGAACATCGCAAGGCGGAAGAAGAGGAACGCAGGTTGAGAGAGGAGGCGAGGAAACTGGAAGAAGAACGCAGGTTGGCCGAAATGGAAGCCCTTGAAAAGGAAGGCAGACACGAAGAGGCAGAAGAGATACTCGCCGAACCAATTACTTTTGTGGCTCCAACGGTACAGGCGGACATCCCAACCTATGACAAAAGGATTTATCGTAACCCCGTACCAAAGGCCCGTGTGGATAACCTCTACAAGCTCATACAATTTGTAGCCACAAGGCTGGATTGTGTTGACTATCTATTGCCAAATGACAAAGTATTATGTCAAAAGGCAAAGAGCATGGGGAAGGCAATGAACATACCGGGCGTGACGTACTACGAGGAGAACTAAATGGACATTGCCGAAGCCAAAGAACAGATTGATGTATTGCTCAAAGTGGCCGGGGAATGCACATGGAAAGTAGGCGCCGGAGAATGGGATGAGGGTATATGGGAGACAATATGCGGCAAGGCTTTCCAGTTTGAGGACGGTAGCCCCAGCGAGAATGATATGAAGTTCTGCTGCTATTGTGGCAAACCATTGAAAGAAATAAAGTTTGAGGAAGACACATAGAAAGGAGGATTTAACATTTTTTCAACATGGGGCAGGTCTTGAAAGGTTCCTGCCCTAAATTAAAAAAAAAAGGAGAAATTTATTATGTCAAAACCAGAAACAATCAAAATTGACGGTGTTGAATATGTGAGAAAAGATTCCATCAAGGCAGATGTTTTTGAGGATTATGTGCTTGTAAGAACCCAATCGGCAGGGGTGCATTTCGGCCATTTGTTTGCAAAAGACGGACAGGAGGTGGTATTAAAAGATGCCCGGCGTATATGGTATTGGGATGGTGCAGCTTCGTTGTCTCAGATGGCCGTTGACGGTGTGGCCAAACCAGAAAACTGCAAGTTCCCCGTTGCCGTCCCTGAGATAACCGTTCTGTTCATAGAAATTATCCCCTGTTCGGAAAAGGCAGTAAAATCTATAAAGGGGGTTCCGATATGGAAAAAAATAAACTTCTCTGGCGATGGCTCTGACTCTGGATCTGGCTATGACTCTGGATCTGGCTATGGCGATGGCTATGACTCTGGCTATGGCTATGGCGAAACCTGTCCCCACTAAGGAGAACCATGAAAAATTATTGGAATATCCCTGAAGATGAACAAAAGAAACTGGTTGATAAAGCCGCCAACTTCATTGGCACTGGCAGAATGTATCGTTCATGGGCGTGCATTGATTCGGCGCTGAGACATGCCAAATGGATTGAGAAGGAATTGAACGGATTGAGGAAGAAGATCAGCAGGAGCTGGGGAACGCAATGCAAATGAGGAGGGAGGGGATGAGGGTGGAGAGGTGAACTGGACTTGGCTCCTAGTACTCATGGGAATTATAGGGGTGATCTTAAATAACCATAAGAATAAATATTGCTTCATCATTTGGGGCATTAGCTCCTCCTGCTGGTGTGTCGTTGACTGGTATCACGGTCTATATTCTCAAGCAACACTATTTTTTATCTATTTTTTGCTTGCAATACATGGATGGTGGAAATGGGGGAAAGCATAATGGAATATCAAGAATTTTTACAGAATAAAAAATTTACTATTCAGAATATGGGTATGGAGATTACTCAATCGCAAATTAATCCTTTGCTGTTCCCATTCCAAAAAGATATTGTGAAGTGGGCGGTCAAAAAGGGCAGGTGCGCAATATTCCTTGATACAGGCCTAGGTAAAACATTCATTCAACTTGAATGGGCAAGGATTATAGGAAATAAAACCCTAATATTTGCGCCTTTATCGGTAGCAAGACAGACTATCAGGGAAGGGAAGAAAATAGATATAGATGTTCATTATGTAAGAGATGAGCAGGAAATGACCGATGGTATTAATATTACTAATTATGAAATGGTTGATAACTTCACGGGAGAGGTGGATTCGGTTGTATTGGATGAATGTTTCCCTCCGGATACTCCAATAGAAGTTTTTAGTATTGACAAGTCTTTAGAATTGAGGTATATAAAAGACATAATGCCGGGAGACATTATAATAAACGCTCAAGGAGATGATTATGTCAAATCAACGTATAAGAGAAAAATCAACAGGGCGGTTCGTATTGCAACCCCCACGAGAACAATTACCAGTAGCGAAAATCATCCATTCTTTACCGTGCATGGATGGAGATCCGCGCAAGATTTACAGTCCGGAGATTTCATTATGGAATCAGCCACGGCAATGCGCCTGGTGCGGGATGGAATTTTCCCCAACACATGGGGGACAGAAATGGCAAAGGTTTTGCGGGAGATCTTGCTCAGCGAAATGGAGAATGAACACGCCGGAACACAAGGAGAAGGTTCATACAAAGGAAATACATGCACGGATTGGAAAGAAAAAAAGTGCATGGTATCGGGCGGGAAGTCCAACAGCTATAAGGGAATTGGAACGAATCACGAATCTGAACCCAATGCAAAACCCGGAAACGAGAGCGAAAGTGTCTGCTATATTGCAGAAGATGAAGCACAAACCTTCCGTGCGTGGGGGAAATGGACACCCGATGACATTACCTCAGCAATTAATGAAGGATGCTCTTTCAGGAAACTGGATTGCAGAATTGGCTATATCACTGGGGCCACGTCAACAAGGTTTTCCGACATGCTACAAAGTAGACTTAGGAAATCCAGACTTGAAAATAGCGATAGAAGTAGACGGATTATGCCATCACAGCCGGAAACTACTCGATCAGAAGAAAGACGATATGCTGGATTCGTTAGGGTGGACAGTGTTGAGATTTTGGAACAAGGACATCCTGAATTGGAAAAATACCGGGATGCCGAAGGAAACATATATTTCTATGACATTAAAGCAGCACGGCATCCTTCTTTCAGTGTAAATGGGATACTTGTTCATAATTCAAGCATTTTGAAGAGTATTTCCGGCAAGATCAAGCGCAAACTAATCGACACCTTCCGGGGTGTCCCATATAAGTTGTGTTGCACGGCAACCCCCGCCCCCAATGATTATACGGAACTCGGAAACCATGCAGAATTTCTCAATGTATGCTCGATGCAGGAAATGTTGTCCATGTTTTTTATCAATGCCAACAAAGAACATACCTTTATTTATGAAAATACCACTATAATCAAGAAGGGAACCAATAAGGGCGGTACGGAGTGGCGGATAAAACATCATGCTGAAGATGCCTTTTTCAGATGGTTATCGAAGTGGGCTATCCTTATGACAATGCCCTCGGATATTGGATATGCCGATGATGGATATGTTTTGCCAGAATTAACAATAAATCCCATATTTATTGACTCAGAATTTAAGTCAAGCAAACATTTATTCTTCATGGGATTATCAGGGTTAGATGACCGGGTAAAGGTACGATCTGATTCAGTAGATGCCAAACTGGGGGTATTATCAAAACTAATTAATAACGAAAATAATATTGACAATAATAATCGACCACGACCACATAACGGGGGAAATCAGAGGGATTCTCTGTGTAAACTGCAACCAGGGGATAGGGAAGTTTCAGAACAATCCGCAATTGCTCAAAAAAGCAGCGAATTATCTCGATTCGTCATCTGGTGTGGACTCGATAAAGAACAACACGCCTGCGAAAAATACTTAAAAGAAAACGGGATATCATTTTCATCTATATTTGGAAGTCTTTCTCCAGAAGAAAAGGAAAAAAGACTATATGATTTCATTGATGGTGATGTCAGAATATTACTCACAAAACCCCGCATATCTGGATATGGGTTAAATCTGCAATCAGCAAACAACATGATCTTCTTCGGTATCAATGATTCATGGGAAACATTCTATCAGGCAATCAGGCGTGAATGGAGATTCGGACAGAAGAAACCTGTAAATGTTCATGTGGTGTTATCAGAACTGGAACGGGAAGTATATGACAACGTGCAGAGAAAAGACAAACAATCCAAGAGGTTAAAATCAAAAATGATAGAACTTTTAAAGGATTATGAGAAAAACGAGATTGATGGGATTGAATTGGAAAAGGATGAATACAAAGAAGATACCATCGAGAAGATAAACTGGAAAGCTATGAAAGGCGATTCGTGTATCAGGATGAAGGAAATAAAGGATGAATCCGTTGATTTGTCTGTTTATTCTCCGCCTTTTGCAGACTTGTTTGTATATTCCAATAGTGACCATGACCTCGGCAACTGCCGAAATTGGGATGAATTTTTTAAGCACTACACCTTTATCGTTCAAGAAATGCTCAGGATAACAAAGTTAGGTCGGTTATCGTGTGTCCATACATCGGATATTCCAGCTATGGCCAATCGTGATGGGTACATCGGACTAAAAGACTTCCCCGGTAGAGTTATTCAGCTTCATCAAGAAATGGGATGGGTATTCACTGGCAGGGCTTTTATTCAGAAGAACCCGCAGGCTCAGGCAATAAGAACAAAATGCAAATCCTTATTATTCGTGCAGATGAAAAAGGATTCATCTCATTCCCGTCCGGCCTTGATTGATCAAATTTTAATATTCAAGAAACCCGGCGAAAATATGAAACCCATTGAACCTGTAAAAAATGGGGAACTCGACAATAATAAATGGATTTCATGGGCGCACGGAATATGGACAGATATAAATGAGACCGATACTCTGCAATATTACTGTGCAAGAGATACAGATGATGAAAAGCATATATGCCCGTTACAGTTAGGGACAATCGAAAGATGTGTTAAACTCTATTCTAATCCAAATGAAACGGTATTTACACCGTTTATGGGTATAGGGTCAGAGGCGTTCATGGCGGTGAAGCTCGGCAGAAAAGCTATAGGGATTGAGCTCAAAGAATCATATTATAATATAGCGGTGAACAATCTAAATTCTATTCAGCAGAGTTTATTTTAATCATAAGGAGGTGTGACAGATGGCAAAATTAATAGTAAAAGATGAATTAGGGGTTACAGAAGTTGAAGTGTCTAAGCCTTGGTCAACGGATGGTATTTTTGACAAAGAAGGCAACTTAAAAGGCAACGGAGAACTGAGATATATCAAGGAAGATTTGGGGCAGGGCAGAGTGGGGCATGCCTTAATAAGCGGTAATATCAGATTATCGTGGTTTACTAAAAACGGAAAGTTTTTACATGCAGATATATGCGGGCACGACATAACTAAATATGAATACGACCTCATTGCTCACATGGTTCGGATAAATGACGGGGCGAAGGAAAAGTGAAAATCATCCGTGTATTCCCCCACAGAACATCATTCACACCTGTAGATGATTACTCATTCGTGGGATTGCCGACCCTGTTCATCCCCGAACATGACGAGGTTCATATTTCTGTAGCCTTCACATGGCATAAGGACTGGGCTGAAATACTTCAACGGAATTGGAAGGATTTCACCGATAAACCTGTTTTGATAGGTGGCCCCGCCTATGATGATCCGGGGAACGGGTTCCAATCGGGAATGTATCTCAAAAAAGGTATCACAATCACATCAAGGGGTTGTCCTAATAATTGTTGGTTCTGTATGGCATCACAAAGAGAAGGGGACATTCGGGAACTACCAATAGTTGATGGAAACATCATTCAAGACAATAACTTACTGGCATGTTCAAGAAATCACATTAACAATGTGTTCGACATGCTTAAAACTAAACATAGTATTTGTTTCAAGGGTGGTATAGATGCCTATTTGCTCAAGGATTGGCATATTCAGCGTATGCAGGAATTAAAGGTTAAAGAGATATGGCTTGCTTGTGATTCAAGGGCACACTTGGAGGCGGTCATTGAAGCAATTCATAAACTCAGAAAAGCAGGATTAAATCAAAATAAAATAAGATGTTTTGTTCTTGTCGGGTTCGACAGGGCAGAGGAAACGGACAGGTTGATACAGTTATACCATTCGGGATGTTTGCCTTTTGCTCAGTTGTATCAACCAGAAAAAAGGATTGAATATGACTGGAGCTGGAGAGATTTTCAACGGACATGGTGCAGACCTGCGGCGTATAAGACATTGATGAAGGAAAAGTGAAATTGTTCCTTGACAACATAATGTGGGGATTGTAAGATATATTTGATGAGGCTATGTGAGAACAAAATCAAAGACAATTAAAAACCCCTGGCAAAGAGTGTTAAAACTCTATCTCTATGGCCTCATCAGCTTAGAGCCGGGGGTTTGTTATTATAAGGGGGTTATATGACTAAAGACCAACGCTACGAGATGGAAAAGCATAAACTCCAATTATTAAATCTTACCCCTAAAGAATATGAAGAGGCAATTATTAGAATGGCAAAGAGGTTAAAAGTTTGATAGACGCTGAAACTCAATCAAAGATTGATGAATTTAAGCAGGAATTTCCGTTCGAACGAAAACTCTTTCGAAGAATTCACCTACTTAAATATTATCACAAAGCCTTTGAAAAACAATACCTTAGATCGAAAGCATACTTGCAGGATAGCATCGTTCGAACGTGGCATTTGATGGCATTGCGAGATAAAGCCATTGAAAATGGTAACTTCGAAAGCGTTGTATATCTCACAGGAGAAATCAAACGCTTGGTAAGAATTCTTGTAAAATATCAGGATGAACAATATTTCAGGAGGCAGGGCATGGGTAATGACATTTCTAAGGAAATGATACAAATGGCAAAGGATTATCCATTTGAGAAGTTGATTGAGATCAAAAGGAATAAGATGTCATGCTGTCCTTTCCATGAAGATAAAACCCCCTCGTTCAGTATCAAAAATAATAGAGGGCATTGCTTTTCGTGCGGATGGTCAGGAGATACACTTGCATACCTAATGAAAAAGGATGGGTTAAGTTTTGGGGATGCGGTGAAACGGCTGATATGAAATTATATATTAAAGGGTTTGAATATGACGAAAAGAAGGGAGACCTTCTTGAGCAAATGAAAAAATATGATGAGGACCATTATAACAACATAAGAAAGATAAAAAGCGAAACGGCCAAGAAAAAAAAAGAAACTGATATTCTGTATGTATTACAAGCAAGAATGGCGACCCTTCTTTGGATGAGTATGTATGAACACACACGTAAACGGTCATGGACTTCGTTGGTTCCTTATTCTGTTGAAGATTTGAAGGAACACTTAGAGCACAAATTTACTCAAAATATGACATGGAACGATTTTCTTCAAGGTAAAATACATATCGACCATATTATGTCGAGGTCAAAATTAGGCTACCCCGTACCCCATGATATAAATTTTCAAAAGTTATGGGCTTTAGACAATTTACAACCTCTCTGGGCTAAAGATAACATAAAAAAAGGTGCAAAATGATAATTGTTCATATAATTCATATCGTTCCTATAATTCATAGAAATTCATACCAATTCATATCTCATTCATACCAATTCATATCTTTTTGAGGTCAAATGTCGGATAATGGTTCGATAGATCATAACGAAATACTAAAGATTATAAACAGTTACTCTAATTGTGGAGCTTCTACCGATCAACTTGCAAGTTTATATGAAACCCTCATTTTAAAATTCCCGTGTAAAGAAAAAGAAAGTACTAAAGAAAAAGAAACTAATACAAGAATACTTAAAATCATCTCAGGGAAAAAAGAACGTACAAGAAACATAACTGATGACGTGAGAGATTATGCCAAAGATGCAGAAGGGGAATTTTCCCTTGCTCAGATGTTCTCTACCCTAAACATCCTTTCTAAAGAGGAAAAAGATTTGGGCCGTCACGCCATAAAAAGTTTAGCCAAAGATGGTGTTATAGAAGCAACCGGTAAAAAAACAGGGATATACCGGAAGATACAGAGCGATATGGAGATTATAAATTGGCAATCTGCCGATGAAAAAGAATATCCGATAGACTTCCCGCTTGGGTTGTCCGGCCTTGTTAAGCTCTACCCTGGAAACATTGCCGTCCTTGCCGGTGCTTCAAATGTCGGCAAAACTTCCTTTATGCTTGAAACTATCCGATTGAACCAGAAGCAGCACAAAGTTTTTTACTTCAATTCTGAAATGGGTGCAAGTGAATTGAAAATTCGATTGAACCAGTTCCCGGAAGATATGGTTAAATGGAATCCTTGGGACTTCACGGCTATTGAACGCTCCTCTAACTTTGGTGATGTGATACAACCTGATGCCCTAAATATCATTGATTTTATGGAAGTTTATGACGAATTTTACAAAATAGGTGCGTGGATAAGGGATGTCCACAACAAATTAAAATCAGGTGTAGCAATTATAGCTATACAAAAAAAGGCAAGCACAAAGAATTTTAATCAGCAGTTTGGAAGGGGCGGGGAGCTTACGCTTGAAAAGCCTCGCTTGTATCTCTCAATGGACAGGGGTAGAATAGAGATTGTCAAGGCCAAGATATGGCGTAAAAATGAATATAATCCAAATGGATTGATAAGGAATTTTAACCTTGTAAATGGATGCAAGTTTATACCTACAAAGGGCGATATTTGGCATAAAGAAGGAGAAGATAAATATGAAGGATTTGGCAGGGAATCCGAAGATTAAGTTCAACTTTTCCGAGATGCTCTGGGAGAACATAACAGTGGATCAGGTAAAAATTTGGGAAGTCCTCTACGGTGATGTTGATGTCCCGAATGAGATTAAGGTTAAAATGGTGCGCTGGCTCGATAAAAAGAAGAATACTAAAGTGGTACGCAAGAAAAACTGGAGGGCATTTATCTGCAACTGGCTGGCAAAAGAGCAAGGAAAGGCCGAGGGGGTGCTATGACCAAGCGTGACAATCAAACAAGACCGTGCAAACACGGAGACTGTAAAGGGATACAAATATATAGACCTGATTGGGACACGTGGTATGACCGCTGGAAATGTGAGACCTGCGGGGCTGAAGACTTGGAGTTGAAGGAATGAAAAAGAAAGTTGATAAGACGCCGAGGTCAGCCGTAAAAAGTGCGTTGCGCCGACTATTCCTGAGAAGCCGTGAACGCGCAAGTTGTATGAAATCAGAGGGTTATACTTGCGAGGAGTGCAATGCAAAGCAGTCCAGGGCAAAGGGCAAAGAAGTCTACGTTGAATGTCATCACAAATCTGGTCATATTGGAAACTGGGAAAAGGTTATTGATTTAATTTTTGAAGAATTGCTTTGCTCGCCGGACAATTTAACCGTCTTGTGTAAATCCTGCCATGACAAACTTGGGAAGGGTAAATGATTGCCTCTCAGGATGCCCCGGGTTGCAAAATTTAGCTTGGGGATGATACTTTATATATGGGGTAGATTTTAAATGCAGCACAAATAAAAGGAGGCACTATGAAACCAATTTTAGTTTTTACCGCAATAGGGGATCATAGACAGGCAGAAAGGGATGAGTGGTTTAAAAACCGGTGTGGCGATATGGTTAAGTCCATCGGGAGAACCGATGATGCCTATGATATTTACACCCTGGCCGAAATTCCAGTTCCGGAAGGGGCAACTACCCTAACTGTCCAGGTTAGAGGTAATTTTAACAGCCCTCCGGCGCACCATATCAACCTCCCCCGGCCCAAAGTGAAGAAATGGAAATGGGCAACCGTTATAAATGGAAAAGAGATTATAAGCCATTGTCCCCTTTCGAGCCTTGAAATGGCTGGAGCATTTAATTGGTCAAAGCTCCCCGGAACGGAAATAGAGGAGTAAAAAGGGCGGTTGCAAGCCGCCCCGGTGAAGCGGTGATGGTTTTGGTTATCCTGCTTTTAGTATTTATCCCCTCTTTTTATTGCTGCTTCTGTCCTCGCAAGCTCTGCCCCGTGAAGTATATACGGGTTCTCGTATTCGTCCTGTTCGCCTCCTGTTTTTGCGATAGCGGCCTGTAAGTCTGTTATAGCCCCAGTTATGCAACTGTCGAAATCATTATATTGCAGTAGTACTCTCAATGCCATTTGATATGCCTCCACCAATTCCTTCTTTTCCGCTTCCAACTGCTCAACCCTTTCCGTCCATTCGTTTTGTTTTTTAGATCCGTTAAATTTCATGATGCCTCCTCCTTTTGACCTATAAATTCTTTCATTCTCCACCTTCCTTTTCCATCAATTTGTCCTGCCTGGTCCATTTTTCGCCTGAGCCTGATAGTGGGGTTACAAGCACATCAACGCGCCCGAAAACGTGCTTTTCGTCCAGTAAACGGACGGTGACGGTTAATCCGTCAAGCAACAGGTCGTAAAGATTGTTGTCCTGTAGGTCAAGTTTAGTTTTAATCATTTGATGCCTCCTTTTCTATTTCTGCATATCTTTTGATACAGTATTCTGTTACCAACCTCTTTTCCGGGATACTGTCAACCGATATTTTATATCGTCCGTCTTTATCCTTCCTAAGAATCCTATACTCGTGCATCGTGCCGTCCGGGCCTTTAAGATTAAAGACGTTATTCATTGTGTAACCTCCTCGTAAGCGCCAAACCTTTTCGAAAGCTCCTTAATTATGCCTTGCCGCTGGATATCCACCACCAATCCCTTCAGATGCTTGTCAACCTCTCTGTCTATGTCGCTCAACCATACAACACTATGATAGCCATCCAGTATATCGGTAACGATGGATACGATGCGCCGCTGATCCCTGGTTAATCCCTGGGCAGGCATATTCACCCTACCTATAATTTCCGATCTGATTTTAGTCATTGGTAGCCTCCTTTACTTTATTTGTAAAACTCAATCTTGCATCAAAATACATTTGGTGATTTTGGGATATGTGTGCTACCTGGCAATCCCAGTCAATGGCGGTCAAAATGCCAATATGCTCTAAAATGGTTTTCCGCTGAACCGGCCAACTCTCAAACTTAACTACCGACATACCACTGTTAACATGGGTTATTGTCCAGTAATCCATTTTGGTTTGTTCATTGCCGCCGTATTCAAGTGAGCGATGCAAAAACAACCCGTTGCCTACAAGATAGCCTTTTACCATAATTGTTTTCCCGGAGCCAATTTTTACTGTGTGGTTAGCTTTTATCATTGATAACCTCCGTTACTTTTTCAATGTGTGTTGCATACCAACTTGCCCTATCAGTCATTTCATTAAGATTCTTTACCGCTGCCTTTTTGGTTTTATAATCTGTGTATGTTGTGTGTTTTGCCGGACATGTAATATGTAACCTGTAAATGGTTTTAGATGTTATTTTAGTCATTTTTGCATTCTCCTTCTCGCTTTTAATCATGGGACACCTCTGCATTGTCAATTCTTAGTGTGTTGGGTAATTTTGCCGATGGAAAATAGACCTTCTTACCCTGCAAAACATAATGGCTGTGTGCATCAAATCCAGGATTAGACGCAAATACCGTAGCTATCCATATTGCATCACAAAAAGATTTTGATGTAGCCACCTCAAAAATTTGTTTTGTTTCTCTGTGTTCTCTGCATATTTTGTAAGTCATCTTCCTGCCCTCCTTGGGGCCTCAGGCCCCGGTTAGTGTTTATTTTCCGTCAAAATCCGGAGCAAGAATACCATACCCGCCCCAGTCGGAATACAGTTTTATGCTGTTGTCTCTCATATAACTGTCTTTGATTTTCAGCGCATATCCTCTCGCATCACCGTTAACAAACACAGGCACACCCGCCGCCCTGAAGCCTATAACTTTATCAACCTTATCAAGTATCAGGTCTGTTAATGTGCCCCAGTTGTCAGATGTTACACCGCCCGTCCCGTTGCAATAATGCACTGCTAACACCCGCGCCTTTGCTTCTAAGCTATGTAACTTCTTGCATAGTTTCACCGGATCACCTTCCAGGTTAAATATTGCTTGTAAGTTGCGTCCGTGTTTCTCAATTTCTGCATACATTCTTTCTTTTCTGTTCATGGTGTTACCCTCCTTTTAAATTATTATCGCTGCTATCAACAGCACTATCCAATATCCTACCCGTGCGCCTGATGCCTGGAGGCTGGTCATTTTGTTACCTCGTTGGCTGTACCGCTACCAGTGCCTATAGGCACATTAATTATAATGGGCATATCCGATGTTGGCCTGATATCATATATCAGCCGGATAAATCCTGTAGTCTCTACCACTGCACTCTCTCCTCTGTATCTGTAGAGTGTGTTGTCCCGTTTTGCATCGCTATAATTAATTTTATTCATTTTGTCATCTCCCCTGTTCAATTTTATGCCATTTTGCTGCTGCATATCCCATAATCTCCGCATTGTCTTCCATGTCCTGTAACCTCAATCTTTCGGCGCATTCCTCGTAACTCTCTGATTTGTTGTTTTGTCCAATACTGTCTAAAAAGTTTTCAACAACATCGGATAATTCATTGGTATTTTTTGCATCGTTGATTTGCTCATATACTGTTTTCATTTTCATTCCTCCTGTGTATTTTAATGCTGTTACAAGCGCGTCTATATTATACCATGATGTGTTGTCCAGGTTGCCGGATGTTATCTCATCCAACAAAATATCCAGTCTGTATAACCTATAACCACCGTTGCGCTCATCCTCATCGGTTACATCAATCAGGGCTGCACTATCCTCCAGGTCGTCCAGGTCATCCCCCTCCTCTCTGTATATCCTCCTCTGATCCTCCATCAACTCCTCATACTGGTTGCCGTCCCACTCCTCCGGGCCGTTACCGTCAATTATTGCCCTGATATCATCCGCTAATTGCGCCGGGTTACCATAATAATGGATGTAATATGGCGTATCCGTTTTCTGGAGCGTGATGCCTCCGCCGTTGTCAAAGACAATTTCGATGTTTTTCATGTTTTGTCCTCCTGTTTTTATTTGTTTTACTCATACTACATATTATATACTATAACTGATAATTGTCAACTATGATTTCTAATTATTTTTCCTCATCACTCATAAACAGCCTGTTAGCAAGGGATTACAAGAATTGAAAATATTATCAGTACTTATTATGTTAACTAAGCTCCCGCTTTGGTTTTTGCCGCCGATCCACTCAAAATCAGCTTGACAACATCGTAATAATGGTATATAGATGTAGATACAATGGATATACAGACGGATATTAAACCAAGAGACATGGCAATCATGGCATTAAGGGATCAAGGCATTGCAAATGCAGAGATAGCCAATATAGTTGGCGTTACCCCTACTTATCCAAGCAAAATAGCACGTAAACTGCAAACAAAGTGGTCGATTATAGACAAAACAACGCTCTCTCTTGCCTACAGAGCTAACAAAATGATACTCCAAGCAGCTGTGGAACCAAGCAAGCTTAAAAATCCTCTGCCCTTCCCCGTCAAGGGCACTGATGTTAATGCCTGCATTGATAGAGTAGTAGATAGGGCACAGCCCATCAAGCGTGATGCAGATCAACAGCAGGCCGCTCCGATCGCGCCTGTGTCAATTAATATCCTATTTCAAGGCCCTGTATCACAGCCGGTCATTGAGCAAAATCAAGCAAAACCTCAGTTTAATATATCAAACAGTTTTCCACAATCTGCTAACGAGCCGTAAGCCCTACAGTATCAGGCATCTAAAACCAGTACAGATAAGTAGCATTCTGTTAGCTAATCCATTATCATACTATGTTATCAATATGTTATGAGCAATAGTTAAAGTAATAAGGTAAAGTTATCAACACCGCAAAACATGCGAGTTATAAAATAATGCCCTTATGTTCATGCCCTGTCACACAGTTCTACCTTGATCTATTTTATTTTATTCTCTACAGGCATGGCATAGGCAGAGGGGTAGGGGGGGGGGGTGGGGGGGAAGAC